ATTACCCGCTACATATACAACTCTAGTACCACGTTTAGCATGACCTAATACTCTACGTACTACATTTGTGTGGCTTTGTTTCCATCGCCACTTGTTTTGTTGTATACGCCATGCATCAATAATATCACCCACTAGATACAATGTGTCGCAACTATTATGCTTGAGAAAGTTATTAAGTTTATCTGCCTGACTGTCTCTTGTACCAAGATGAACATCACTCACAAAGATAGAACGATATGTTTTCATGTAGTATTTATTTGAAAATATGTGACAAACTAGTGACAATCTGCGTTGCTATTTTCTATCCTTTAACCAGTCACTAAACATCACACAGAATACAGCAACTAGCGGCATCATGCATAGGAAGAATACTAGATCATTTGTTGTAATAATTATATTAAAATACATAGTTTATCCTCCACCAATCGCTTTGTCTCGTTCTTCACGCTCTTTTTTTGCTCTTTCCTGAGCCTGACGTCTGATTATTGCGGCTCTTTCTGCGACTTTTCTTTCATATATTTTTTGTTCTTCTATTGCACCGTAAATACCAATACCTGCCATTACAAAACAAAATAAGAAAGCGGCAAATCCTATGAAGTACATAGCAAACATAAACTGGTCTGCTACTTTTTTCTTGTGTACTAGTATACGTTTTTCTTCTTCAAATTCAGCTTCTGCACGTTCTTTAAAAAGTCTAGTACGTTCTTCAATCATACGTGCCCATACTTCGGGCTTACCTAATGTCCAAAGAATCATATCTTTTAATTCACGTTCGGCTTGTCGTAATGCATCACTATGCATAGCAATTTGTAGAGCCTCGTGTCCGAGTTCTGCATCAGTCTTGCCAAGTTTACTACCTTTGGCTTTTACTTTTGATCTTTCACGGTGAATTGCGTCTGATGCTTCAAAAAACTTGCCAAATTGTCCTGCGAGGCTATTAACATCTTTACCTAGTGCGATTGCTTGTTTGATATAACTAACCGCAGATTGTGCGGCTGAGAATGCAAGACCAATAGTAATTGGATCCATTATTTTTTCTTCTCAACTATTGTAGCGTCTTTATCCCGCCATTCTAAACATACCACCTTTCTAGCATAAACGTCACCGGTCCATGCCCATCGTATACACTCCCACCGTGCCGCAGAGGATGGTATGATTACCGTAGCCATTATGGCTACGGTAGCGAGAATCTTTTTCATTTTTATTATCATCCTCTGTAGATATATTTATCCACTATCTAGATGATAAATGTTACGCTTTATAAATAGTAATTCAGTTTAATTTGAATCTATCTTTAGGACCCAGTATTCTTATGTCGTGATACATTGGATTTTTTACCGGTTTCCCTGTTTCATCACTGATATAAAAACTAATATTGTTTCCAGTCGCTAATGAATCCCATAACTTAGATGCACCTTTAGTATGTTCATCTGTTACAAATACCCAAGGACCGCCTTGTAAAAAGCTAGAATAGGCCTGGGTACTTACTCCTTGACGTTGTGCTTCGGGTGCAAGTGCCATATGTGGTGTTACTGCTTTGACGCCCGGTTTTAATAGATTTTTAAACTTACGTGATTGCATTTGTATAGTGAATATACCTACACAGTTGTCAGTCTTTTTATCATATAAATAGTAGTCGTGCATATCGCCGTCGCCAACAATATGTCCTTCAATATGTCTAACATTAAATTGTGTCATTGGTGTATTGACCAAATCCATATGTTTTTTGAATTTGTTACCGCGATTAATATGAGTAAGTATATTTACTGGTCCAACAATACGATATTCGTCAACAACTTCTTCGGTGATGATTTCTTTAATGTTCATTTAGTATTTATTAAAAAGAATAGGGACCAAAGTCCCTATCTGAATTTCTGTTACAAGGTATGTCTTACCTCAAGCGGCGTTTAGGCTGCTAATGCAGATTTAATAAATCGGTTGAAATTCGTGCTAAAACTGAATCCCATTCTTTAATTTGAGATTGTCTGTATAGTTTAACGGAATTATACCACGGCGTATATTCTTTGTCTATTAACCACCGCCAATCTGCTACAAAAGGTAATAATACCCAAGTTTGTTTACCAATTGCCCCTGATAGATGTGCTGTACAAGTATCTACTGTTATAACAACATCCATTAATTCACATAAAGCAGAAGTATCGGAAAAATCTAAGATTTCATCACAAAAATGCTTAATATTACTATTTGTCAATATGTCTAGGTCTACTTCTCGGATTTCTTTTTGCAAACATACATATTCACAAACGTCCGGTAAATAGCAAAGCAGTTGCTTTAATGTTAAACTACGGTTATTATCATTCTCATGGTTGGCGCTTCCGGACCAAACAATGCCAATACGAGGTTTAGTTTTTTTACCAAATCTATTACTCCAAAATTCTAATTTTTCTGTTTCATTTGACAAATAAGGAGTTGGTTCAGGGATTGAATCAATCTCTGTTTTAAATGCTAAAGGTAAACTCATTAAAGGACAATGATAATCAAAGTGTGGTAAAATTGTATTTTCTTCTATCAATATATCTACCCCATCTAAACTTTCTAATAACTTCATAAGTGGTTTAGGCACTTGTAATAATACTTTTGCCCCCAAATTAGTAACAAGTTTTACATAACGACAAAACTGAATAGTATCACCGTATCCCTGTTCAGCATATAACAGTATAGTTTTATCTTTTATATTTGTTCTACCAAGCCAAAGCGGTTTATCATAGTCATATATGTTGCTTTTAAATTTTTCGTGTTTCCATCTCCACTCATATAAACCAAATCCTTTATATAATTCTCCAATTGATAATAACGCTATTGCTTTATTTAAATATGGTTCAAAACGTGATGGATCTGTATTAAAAGAAATAGCCATGTTAAAATTTGTAATAGCTATATCAAATTGACCAAGCTCTAGAGAAATCCGTCCTATAGTAACATAAGCAGCCGAATCATATGGATTTATTTTAATAGCTTTTTTAATTAGGTCTAATCCTAGAGATAAATTACCGGTTTGTGTTTCAATAATACTTAACAAATGCAATGAATCAAAATGATCAGGATTAATAGTAAGAACTTTCTCATATATATATTTGGCAGAGGACAAATCTCCGTGTTCATGTAACGTTTGACCTTGTTTAAATAATTCAATAATATTTTCAAATTTAAATATATTCACAGTGGTTTTCGTTATGTGTGGTATGTTCTTTTATAGAAACTTAAATAGTTTCTATGTCAGGTAAAACATCGTTAATAGAAGAATTAACTGCTATTATTGTTTTGCGATTTGCAGTAAGATTAATTGGTGAACGGTGTATAAGTAAACTAGGAAATGTGATAATATCTCCTTCTTGCACTTCATATTTAAATATTTTTCTAGTTATTGGATTAATAAATTCTGTTTCTACTGACCTGTCAGGCAATTCTAAGTAATATATACTTGATAAATTACATTTACCATGTCCATGCCATGGATGAGTATCATTTGTGTGATACTGTTGAAACCAAAATAAATCAATAGTATAGTTTTTGTAACCCAATGAACCATATATAACACCAAAATATTCTTCCCAACTAGATTTTATATGATTAAAATAATGTCTTGGCATGCTTATTGGTAAATTCCAATCAGTTTTAGAAATACTTGTGCCGGGAAAATGTATATCAGATCGCACAATATCATCTATTAAAGATAAAGTTTTAATCTTGTGATTAATATGGTTAGGACACTGACCTATTAAAACATATGAAGATATGTCGTAGGCATTAATTTCTATTTCTTGCATATTATACTTTAATTGATTTTCTATTAAAATACTCTTGCAACCAAGGCCAATCATAGCTTAGTCGTAATTTGTCTAACTCACCATTGACTTGTTCAAAATATTCTATTGCATTTAATGCGCCTTGAATACTATATTGTGCAAACTCTCCCTCACCCACAGTTGACCATATTTTCAATCTATGTCTACTAATAGTACTATCATCTAATCGTAACTTAATAGCTTCACGGAAACTAGTACGCCATGTACTAAATTCATCAATATTGTATTTTGCTACGCCTGAATTAATCTCTACAACTTCATGCTCACTATCTAATGTAAAGTCTAGACCTTTACCCATATTACTCAAAGTAATTTGTTTGTTATACGCAATCATAGCTTGGTGACCATATACCAATCCGTTCACTGGGTTACTAGCATAGAAGATATAATGTTTAGGTATCTGTAATCTATCTGGTTGCCATGTCCAATCAAACTTGCTATTGACTTTTAACTTAGCAAATACAGTAAACATCCAAGATGTTTGACTTGCTTCTGCAGCCGCATGGTAGGCAGCAACACGACCATTGACCCCATCAACTCTAACAACACGATTTTTCAGTCCTTTAGTCACGTTCAGTAAGTGTTCGTAGTTCTCGTCAGCTCCGGCTTCACCGTTACTTAGGAAGACTATATCCAGCGGCTTTGACTGTCCCATCTTAGTTGATTTAGCAATGTACGGATAATCATACAACTCTTTTTCAACATAATCGTTAGCTTCTTTGGGTACAACAATACGTGTGCCTCCCATATTTGTAATCAATATATTCTTAGATTCTTTAGACCACATACTGATGGGTTCATCATTGTTGGTTGGTGCAATTAAATTATCACTTGTAGTAAACACAGCATACGGAAAATTATAACTATGCTTTTTGAAGTTCAAATGTGTATCTGCATCTGTTACAAAGCTAGGGGCGGCTAATCGTTTTACTCTCTGATGCTGATTAAAGTTAATCTTCTCAATATTTTCTAACTTATCTAAATCTTCTACTAGAATACGTAGCTTATTTACATTGATAAAGAATGTATCTCCAAACTTTTGTAAGTCACTAGGGAATACATGTAATTGTTCCAATGAGAACGGATCACAAATATATGTAAAGTCAAATCTAGTGTAATCACATATTGAACTACATACCCAAATGTAGTGGTCTTTTTTGATACCTAACTCATACAACATGTTCTTCAATGTAGTTAAGTAATCATTTTCATATTTGATTGTATAAACATTCTCTCGTTTAGTTTTGCTTTCAATCAATGATACAATATCAGCTACTCCTTCATTACCGTAATCAATCAAGTACACATCATATAAACAATTACTTGCAAAAGCACGTTTTGTTTTCACAAAATTTAAATTGCGTAAATGTTCAATAATTTTTACGTACTTTGTATCTTCGGCAAAGGTTTCTTTATTGACCATAAACGTACTACCCCAATGACTCCATTGAGTTCCAAACACATGAACCATTGTCATTTGCCATGGGTTAGGATAATAGTTAAAATCAAAACTAGTATAATCTAATTCGCTATTCAATATCCAGCATAGTTCTGTAGTAGATTTATTAATACAACGATTGATAGTATCAACCCAACTGTTTAGATAACGTGTCTTAGTAATGTCAGGAAATTGTAGTTTTAAATATTCAAATCTAATAGCTGATTCTTTGTTACCTTTATCAACAAAGAACACATTAGGTTTTTTAAATAAATTAGCTAATGTATAAGCATCAAGTTTCTCATCTTTAACCCAGTTAATTTCTTTATAACCGTTTGCCCACATATTAGCATTAACGAAATAAGTTTGCGTAGTTTCACTTTCACTTGAACCAAATGCATGTATATATTGTGCCTGTTGAATATTTGGTCTCCAATTAAAATCAAAGTTACTGTAGTCAATTTTGCTATTTAATGCCCAAAATATTTCATCTTTATGTTGATTTACTAATGCTTTTAATGTTGTTTCAATGTAATATTTAGGATAGTCAACAAATATGTCTTTTTTAACTTGCTCTAAGTTAACAATTTCTGTTGCTCCTTCTACCATATAACGTGGACCATTATTAGGATCTGCAATAGTACCAAACTGATAGATATAGGGCGGGCTAGTACTGTCAGGATGCCAGCTGAAATCAAATTTACTTTCATCAAATCCTATAGGTGTAATCCAATTTGTTTTGTCGGGGATACGTTTTGCTTTAAGTATATCCATGTATTTGATTGGTGTAGTTTCGTTACAGCCAGGTGCAGTAAACATGGGACCATTTGTTTTTTGCCATTGTGTTCCAAATTGATATATAAAAGGATTATCAGTAATATCAGGATGCCAACTAAAATCAAACTCACTAGTATCTAACCCTATAGGAATAGACCAGTGTGTCATATCTTGTTTTACCTTTGCTATAGGGTAATCTAAGTATTTTGTTTCAGATGAACCTTCTACTGTAAACTTTGGTCCGCCTGTCTTACTCCATGTACTAGGGAATTGATAGATGTATGCTGGTTCTGTATCATCTGGATGCCAACTAAAATCAAATGATTTTTGATCTACATTTTTTGGAATCAACCAATTAGTAAATCTCCATGCTACTACTTGTGCTTTAACATCATCAATGTATTTTAATTCTGTTGCTCCGAGAACAGTATAGCGAGGTCCGCCCGTTTTTTGATGTATAGTACCAAATTGATATACGTAAGGTGGGTCATGTGGATTAGGTTCCCAACTAAAATCAAAACTGTTTTTTATAACGTAAGGTGGTATTTCCCAGTTATCCATGCATGGTTTACGTTTAGCACGTTGTTCCATGTATTTGTATTCAGTCGCACCTTCAACAACATATTGTATAGATATTTTATCTTCAGGTTTATTCCATTGATTGCCCCAAGCATAGATATAAGGTGGACTCCATGGGTCAGGGTGCCAAGAATAATCTATGCCATCACAATTTTCTAAATGCTCAAATCGTGTACTGTTAGGTGATAGCTTTGCTCTCATTGATATATCTTCAATGAATTTATATTCAGTTGCGCCAGGTACATGATACTCAACTGTTGGCATAATTTCAGCTAGATATTGAGTATTACCAAATACATAAATATACGGTGGACTAGTTGGGTCTGGATGCCAATTAAAGTCAAAGCTAGATTTATCTATTTCATAATGTATCTTCCAATAGTTTTGTGCATTTTTTCTAGGTATAGGTTCAACATCAGCACGATATATAATTATTTCACTATCTTGTTCTGAGCATAACCAAGTACCACTGTCTTTTTGATATGGACTAGGCCATACATTGTTATGTTCACTTGTCCAAACTTCTTCATCGGGTAAAAAATCAAAGTCCCAGTCCCAATCAAAATTTGTATAATCACAATATTCATCAATTATCCAAAAATGTTCGGTGGTACATTGTTGTCTAGCGTCGGCTAAATCAATTGCATGTTTTTCTCTGGGGTGGGCGTTGGGTTTACTACCGTAATAAAATACATCTCTAAGCATTACTATACTTATGAAATTACAGGAACATTATAAAGTTTTTCAAATCTATCAGCATCGGTTCTATCATTAACCATTGGCTCACCGCGTATGTTTAATGATGTATTCAACAACATTGGGCAACCTGTTAACACATACCACTTCTCTAATAGTTCTCTTATGCCCGATCCGTCTTTTGGTACAGTTTGTACACGGCTAGTATTGTCCACGTGTACAATAGCAGGGAATAATTCAGGGACTCTACATCTACTGATAACTTGCATATACCTACTATTACTAAAACCCTTAGGCATATCAAAATAAGTATCAGCATATTCCTCTAATATAACAGGGGCAAATGGTCTAAACTGTTGTCTACGTTTAATGTCATTTACTTTGTTTTTTATTTCACTTCCTCTTGGGTCTGCAAGTAAACTTCTATGTCCAAGGGCTCTAGGGCCGAACTCAGCACGACCACTAGCCACACCAACAATTCCAGTGGTATTAAGATGATCCAATAACTTATTAACAGGGTACAGACCAGGGATATTATGACCAAGATAAGCATCAGTCCAATTAAGATGTTTACCGTAACCCAAAGCAGCGGCTCCAAGACTAGAACCAGCATCGCCAGGATTAGGAATAATCCAAATGTTGTCATAATATTCTCCTAACAATCTATTTGCCAAACAATTTAATGCTACACCACCACCATACACTAGATTCTTACTAGTACCTAACATTCTTGCTTTACTGATAACATTCATTATCATTTGTTCAACTATCAATTGTGCGCTATGTGCTATATCCATATCATCTGCACCTTTGATAAAATCATCAGGTACACCTATATGTAGATTTTCTTTGAATGACACATCACTAAATGATGCTATTAAAGTATTAGACATTTCTCGCAAAGGTCTAGTGTTACCATATGCTGCCATACCCATCAGTATATATTCTTCATCTAATGGTTTAAGACCTGCCCGTTTAGTCATTGCTGAGTAAAACAACCCAATACTATCTGGATAATGTCGTCCCCATAGTTTTTTATACTTAGCTATTCCATTCTCATACCATGCATTATAAATGCTTATAGTGTCAAATTCACCTATAGCATCAATGACAACTACCGTAGCGTCATTGTGGGGACTTGTTTGAAAGCCTGCGGCTGCATGACTTAAATGATGATTATGAGTATGAACTTTACCCCCGTCAGTTATTTTATTGAATAACTCTTTACCTATAAGTTGTTTAGCTGAAATGTGTGCGAGTGAGGGTTTTTCTCCGCTATATAACTGTCGTAAATATTTTATTAATGGACGCTCATAATAATGAACTTCAATATCACGTGAGGTAGCGTGTGCTAACGCATCTGTTACTATATCTATACTTAAATGTTTATCGTGTTTGTGCTTAGTATAGCGTTCACTATGTCCGGCAAACAATATATTGCCGGTATTGTCAACAATACTCACAGCGGAATCATGGAAACCTGCAGATATCCCTAAATAATTCATTACTTATATATAAATGGATCACGTTTACGCAATTCTTTTAAACGTTTGCGATATCTTAAATACTCTCTTAATTTTCTAAACCAGCCAAATATATTCATCATTTTAGTCCATCATAAATATCTATTTAGTAAATCAACACATCACAGGAACTTAATAGTGGATAACGTAAATTATGAATTTACCCCGGGCAAGCCAATACGCACATACGGGGCAAACGGAACATGGAGAGATTGGAGCACTGATGAATTAGTAGGTGCTAAATTAAATTATCTTCAGGGTTGGAAATGCGGAGCAGGAGTTGACAGTTTATTCATAGATATGGATGGTGGTGTTTGGACTGCTAGCTGTCGTGTAGGTGGTAAATTGGGAAGTGTATGGGATGATTTTATTGTACCCGAAGATTGGATTGATTGTACTAAAAACGTATGTAGTTGTGGTGCTGATTTATTCATACCCAAAACTAGTATCATTGAGTTTAAACCTATATTAAGAAAAGGTCAAGGATTACCTGCTCAACCTGAATTACGCAATGATAACTTAACAGAATATGTTGGTATGGAACGCACTCATGCTAGTACACAAAAACAGATATATTGGGAAATAGGTCGTAGATGTAACTATGACTGTAGCTATTGCTGGCCGTGGATTCATAATAACACAGATCCTCACAAGTCATTGGAAGAACTAATGAAGGCTACTCATTTAATTGAGAAAAAATTCACTAAAGGAGATAGTGTTAATTTCATTATCAGCGGAGGTGAGCCAACTGTTAACAAAGATTTCTTAGATTGGTTGCGTTATCTAAATGCATGTGGACATCATGTTAGTCTACATAGTAATGGAAGTCGTTTACCTGAATATTACAAAGAAGTTATACACTACGGAGACTTGAACTTAAGTGTTCATTATGAATTTTATGACCGTAAGAAGTTTGTTAAAGTTGTTGAAGCTATTGCTAAAGAAAAAGCAGAACACGGAGATTGCGGTCATTTAGAAGTTAAGTTTATGATGGCACCGCATAACCGTGACGAGACATTAAGCTTAGAAGCTGAATTAAAAACATTACCTCACTTTGAGGATTATTGTACATGGGCTATTGTTCCTATCCGAGGAGATTTGAATAATAAGAATAGTGAACCTACATTTGGATCAGGCAGTGAAGTAATGGAAGGTTATACTAAAGAAGATTATATATTGTTTGGCGATAGAAAATGAAAGTAGTATTAGTAACAGGCGGATTTGATCCATTACATTCAGGTCATATTGAGTATTTCAAGGCTGCTAAACAATTGGGATATCTTCTAATCGTAGGTGTTAATAGTGATGATTGGCTTGCACGTAAGAAAGGCCGAGCATTTATGCCCTTTAGTGAACGTAAGTTCATCATTGAAAATCTATATCAGGTACATAAAGTAATAGATTTTGATGATAGTGATAACACCGCAATAGATGCTATTAACAAAGTTAAACAACTATATCCAAAAGCAAGTATTATTTTTGCTAACGGTGGGGATAGAACCAAAGACAATATACCTGAAATGGTGTTTGATGATGTTGAATTTGTATTTGGTGTGGGTGGGAAGAATAAAAAGAATAGTAGCAGTTGGATATTAGAAGAATGGAAAAGCCCCAAAACAGAAAGACCATGGGGATACTATCGTGTACTACATGAAGTTGCTGGTATGAAGGTTAAAGAATTAACAGTAGAACCCAATAAAAGTTTGAGTATGCAACGACATGAACAACGTGCGGAATATTGGATTGTGTCTGAGGGTGAGGCTACTATATATTGGGACTCTCATAGCAGTACAAAGTTAACCAAACATAAATCAGAAATAATACAGAAACAAGAATGGCATAGATTAGTCAATGAAACCTCTATGCCATTAAAGCTTGTTGAAATTCAGTACGGGACTAATTGCACTGAAGATGATATTGAAAGAAAATAATTAATCTTTTTTCAGTATAATTAATCTACCGTCATGTAGAATTTTAGTCCAACCGTTATCTATCATTTTGTCAATTTCTTGCATTACATCTTTGCATTCATCACAATAATCATGTGCCGCAAGGTAACCACCTTGTTTAATATGTTTACTCCAAAATTGTAGATTTATTGCAAGTTCGGGATTAAAGTGATTACCATCTTCAAAATATAAATCTAATTCAGTATCCCATTGCTCTATACATTCAGGGCTACGTCCCTTTATAAATGTAACGTTAGGAAATCTTGATATGTTTTCTAAAACATGTTTTATTGAAACATCTTCTTTTAATACTTTATCTACGATATATTCTTTAACATACGTATTATAAGGACTAACCCAATTAGAATCATTTTCACAATAATCAATGGTTGTTATTTTAGCATTAGGTAATACTTTGGCAATCTTTGCAGTAGTAGCTCCTAAATATGTACCAATTTCAACTATATTCGCATTGTCAGGTAATTGTTTGACTATAGACAATAATGCATCTATCTCTGGAATAGGTTCTAAATTGTCATAATTTATTTTATCTTTAATTCTAGTATTACCATAATGAACTATGTTATAATCAACCGATGTTCCTATAGTTCTCCATGGATCAACTATAATACTATTTTTGCCAAATATGAAATAAAATTCATCTTCTTTAACTTCTACACCGGTACCATAATATGTTACCGTAGGATTGTGTGCTAACAATATTACTGCGCTAGTATAGTCATGCACTATGTCGCCCGTTAACGGATCGGCATATCTTACATATACTCCTTCAGCTTCTACAAAATGGCCAACTAATTCACTATAACTACCTATAGTATAAGATACATATGGCTTATATGCTCTACCGTGAATTATTACCGGTAAATTACGTTCTTTAGCTAACTTAACTAATTTTAATGCTAAATTTTTAGCTTGTTGATCTCTACTATGCATTACCGCATGAAACAAATCGTAACCTAAATCTAATCGTCCTGCTAGATAACGTAGTGCAATGTTATCACGTGGATGACATGCACCAGCATCACCCATGCCTGCTGTTAAATATCTTGGTCCTGTAATTCGTTGTGTAGCGGCTTTTAATGCATCAGTTACTACATCCACATTGATATTGCCGTTCTTTTCTGCAACATCTTGTATCATATTTACTAATCCAATCTTAGTACTAATAAATGTGTTGTAGAATATCTTAATAGATTCAGCCTCATCCCATGTACCAACATTAATTCTAGGATCATTTGCCATTAATGGTTTGTAAAAATCTACTAATAACTTAGCATCGCCGGTTTCAGAGCCATCTTCAGTACCAATAATAATACATTCAGGATTAATCATATCCCACTTGACACTTCCCATAGCAATCAAATACGGATTATAAATGAATCTAGCATTAGTGATGCATGGTTCTAAATGGTGTCTTACTGTTCCCGGTAACACAGTTGAAATTAATACTACCAATTGTTCTTTATTAACGTATCTGTTTATTTCCGTTAATACCTGTTGAACAATACTATAGTCAAAGTCTTTAGATGGTAGATCAGCGATAGGTTTACTGCCACCGTACATAGGGTCATGTGGTGTGGGTACTGCAACAAAAATTAAATCTTTGCCAGTTACCGCCTCTTGTATTGTATCTAGTAATGTTATTTGAGCAGTAGGATCTTTAATTACATCATACCCAACTACATTATAATGTTGGCTCATTACTTCAGCACAAGGTAAACCCAATTTACCGCAGCCAATCATTGCTACTTGCATATTTTTTCCTTAATAAAATCTATTACATCTTGTTCTGGTCTACGTGACATTAACAAGTTATAATTATGTTCTAGTATATATTTGTGTTCTTGTATTAGGTTAAATAACTGTTCTGTAGTATATTTTTTAGATATATCTTCTACTAATTTAACTATTTTTTCCATTCTTTTATGACAATCAAATTCTTCATCATAACTTTCATCCCATAATGTATTAAATGTCTTATAGCCTAAACTACGTAAACGTTTTAATATATAAGGATTACCTATTACTATGAAGGGCATACCTAATGCCATTGGTTTAAATGTTTTCTCTGTTAAAAATAAGTTAGTTGAATCTGAAGAAAATAATGTTTCTGTAGTAATGAAAATTAAGTTGTTAGCTGAAAAATTATATTCTATGTTATCCCAATGATTGCTTTTAAAATCAGTAGTATCAATTACCCAAGGCAACGAATTTAACATCTCATTGAAATTATCATTATGTTTAATTTTATCCATAAACTCATTATTGTTATAACTAACAATTTCATTTATAGTACTTACATCTTTTAAACTAGCATTAAAATCTGGTAATATTTTTTTATTATACATTTGATACATGAAATAATATCTAATTTCTCTAGGTATACGGTTTAAACATAAAAACTTCTTTAATAATGGATTGTTTTTATCTATATTATTTGATAATGATTTAGTAGACATACGCATTGCTGTCTCAAAATATTGCCAAGTAATCATTGTAATATCATCATCTACTATATCATTACTCATATTTCCGGATAATAAAACTACATTACTAACATTTATAGAGGCCTTAATCAATTTATTTTTTAATAAATTATAAAATTCATGTGAGTAATAAGCACTTTCATGTGCATCATTCAACACTAATAAACATTGTCCTGAATTTACAGCATTGATTAATCCTATAGGTAAATGCTCAAAAAAATTATAATTATTAGGTATGCCCATTATACCATTGCGGGCATGATGATTACGTACCGTGTTGCCTAAATATCTAAATGTTAATACATATATAAAAGGTTCGGTTGTGCATAATGCTTCATGCATAGTAATCGTATTAGTTTTTATATTATTTTTTTCTAATACAGTTTGTAGCGGTGCGTGATAATCATAATAACATTCTTCAAAAATGCCATTCATTGGATAAAATTTATTATCATATGAATTTATATGCCACCTCCATGTTGGTTGATTATCTGCTACTATACCATCGTATGCAAAATTAATTGGCTTCATTTAATAAATTCCAATATTCAGGGAATGTTGTTGCAAACGATTCATTTCTATAATCGTCATGTAAGTTAGTTACTTTGACAAATTCAGCTAAATCGTTAGGTGATCCTTCATTATCTAGCATAAATGCAACTACTTCTTTAATACCAAATATGTTTTGTACATATGATAATGAATGTTCATCTAAACTTTCAATTTTATTTTTAATAATGTTTTTTATATTAGTTGGTAAATTTTTAATAGACATTTTATCCGGCCAATGCAATAGATTAAATTTAAGATTCAACTTTAAGTTATCCGCATTATACTTTATTAATTCATCAATATAAAATATATTGTACATACTTACTGTACAATATAAACTCATTGATACATTGGATTTAACATTAGCCTGATATCTTTTTATATTACTGATTACTTCATCCCATTTAGCAGGATGACGTTGATATTCAAATCTAGGGCCAATATCATCTAAACTGATATTAAATTCAACCAATGCCATTTTATCCCAAACATCAGCTACAACGTCATCGTAGATAGTTCCATTAGTATTGTAAAATAATTCAATATCTAATTTTCTTATGTTTGGGTAGTTAGCTAGTATTTCCATAATTCTAGCATGTTCTGGCTGAAGTAGCGGTTCACCACCGTAGAATTCAATAATATGTAGATCCGGTATAAGTTCTTTAAACGTTTCAAAATTTATCTCATTTTTAATAAACTTACGTTCTGCATACTTTCCAAATATCTTAATAGTATGCTCATGAAATTCACCTGTATCCTGTGATTCTTTTAGCCAATTTGAACTACAATAAGGTCCGCAAATTCTGCATTTTAAATTACATAAACTACTAAACTTTAAATCCATTGTAATAATTTTAGGATCTGCATACCTTATTGGATAATTAGCACCTTTATGGCGATGCCATCTAGCAACGTTATCTCTATGTTGCCGTAAACTAGTAATACCAGCAGATTCTTCATCCCAACATGCTTTACATGCTTCGGGTTCAACTCCATTTAAAAAATCATTTCTAATTTTTTCCATTGCAGGTTGGTAAAATAACTCTTTAATAGTTTTATCGTGTAATGTTTCAACATCAATCTCAGTATCTACTTTGTTAAGATTATACTTGCAGCAGGGTGAGACCGAGCCACTAGGATTTAATACTATATTTGAAAAGGGGAATAAACACTTACGAGACATTATACTCCCTTACACATATTATAAAAATCAGTATATTCGGGAAACGTATCAGTAAACTTCATGTTTCTACGTACATCAAAATCATCAAACCACATCCAAAATGTTTGTCTTTGATGGTTTCTATCCATAGTATTATTTCTTATACTTTCAGCTAATGTACTGATAAACTCCATGAACGCTATCCATTGACCGTACGGATCAGGTACTAGTGGCATAATGTCTTTCTTAGTATCCATGTACGCCACACATTCATCAATATACTTTGCAAAATCAGGTGTCAATATAGATGGACTTTGATGGCTAGGAAACGTCACTACACTTTGTTTAATAGCAATTGGTCTACCATGCTTATGATATAAACTTTCAGCATACATCACAAAATCTTTAATAGAGGATATACTTAACGCATTAATTGCCGGCATAAATCCAAATCCAAAATTCAAATCTTTATTACTCAACACCTTGTCAACGTTACTAATGAATCTATCCCATTTAACCCCATTACGAATATACTCAGCTTTCTCTCCTACACTCTCCATACTGACAAGTATCTCAACATCAAATACTGCGCTAAGTTTAGGTAAATACGTCAAAAACTTATCTAAGTAATTCTTTGGGGTATTCATGTTAGTAACTATCCAAAAGCTTACTTTCTTTTCTGGTGCTATTGCTTTTTTACTTTCTAATAGTTTATCAACAAACGTGTAAAACTCAGGCATGATTAAAGGTTCGCCACCAATAATACCAATACGTGTGCAGTATTTTACCCCGACTGTATCAAACCACTCCCAAAACTTTTCATTAAAAATATCAGGTGCTTTAGGAAATTCTCGGTCATATTGTTCTTGTGATATACGTCCTAATTTAATTTCTTCAGTTGCCCATTGTGTGCTGTAATGATGATTGCAGTACATACATTTCATATCACATGTGTTACCCAAACTAATCTCTAACATATAAGGATGGTTTGAACGTAATTTACTATCATTGATATCTTTAATATTTTCTAATGTTTTTAAAAAACTATCTTCAGTATATGGTTGATCGGGTATCTGCTTACGGACTGTCATATGACGCCAATATGCTTCCGGTGTGTGCCTTGGGCTTGTCATTCCACTATCTTCAATGTTCCAGCATGTCTTACAATCAGATGTTTTTACACCTTGTATTAAATCTAACCGACTTTGTAACATTTTAGGACTATTTAAAAATGCATCTATACCGTTAGTTTGTAGTTCTTCTTCAGTTACTTTGTTGCTAGGAGTTCTACAGCAACTACGAAATTCTCCTCTATCCATATTAAAAATAGGATAGTTCCATTTCAAATCACATATAGTTTCTAATGGACTAACTTTATCTACCACAGTTGTTATTGGTATTGTTTTCATGTTATTAACTTTTTTATAAATTCTTTTACTTTTTCTGGCTCTTTTAATATATCATAAGGATTATTGGGTAATTGCTTTTTAAGGCGAATCCCCGTAATAATTGGCCTTTGAAAGTATGTTGTTAAATCTTCTATACAATTCTCATATCTGATAATGTCAGCATCAATTTTATATTCTTCAATAACTTTATTAAAATTTAAAATATCCTTATATAAAAATTCTACATTGGTTAAATTATAGGTAGATAGGTCTATCAGATCCTTATGTATTCCATCATCGGTTGACCATTTGTTAGTAGCCTGGGCAACTATCCAACTTAATAAATGATGTTCTATATTTTCTCTTTTCATAATCAAGAATTTAAACCCCAATTGCTTCAACGTATCTAGTATTTCTTGTAATTGTAAGGATGACAAAATTCTATCTGTAAGGAATATTTTTAAAACTAATGATTGTTGTTGATTGCTATTTTTTAAAAGATTAAGAACATAATCAATTTGTTCTTTGTATGAATTAAATTTTGGGAATATTGGTGACGTATATAAAAAGCTGTCTTTTTGAATTATGTTATACTTAGGATGACAATAGGTAAAAGGTTCTGATAAATTTGTCCCCCCAACAATATTTCTAGTAATTACACTTGAAATATACTGACTACCGCATCTAGGTAATCCTAATAAACAATATCTTTGAACACTCATAATTCTTTTGTACTCATTATGTCAAAATTACAATGACACATTGTTTTATTACATAACACTGGCGTTTTAGGTACTTCAAAAGCTTCAAAAATGTTGCCAATCTTGCCACCTACTCTACACCAACCACGGTATATATCACCGCCCAAATCTACAATAATCTGCTCGACACCAGCATAACATTTCCATCCACTCCAGTCATTTGTTTTTTGACTAATAAATCTATGTGCGCTAGAAACAACTTCTGTAGTATCTTCCTTAATCATTTTCATAGCACCACGGTAATAATCAAAAGATTTGGTGTACTTAATATGCTTTACAATCAATTCATGTTGTTTATCAAATATCTTCTTTTGAAAGTCATCATACTCATATAATGTGTCACCAAAATCATGTATCAATGGTTGTAATGCCATACTGATATTACCAATACCTTTAACTTTATTAGCTACAGCATAACAGAAGTCAAACTTATCAGGACTCATCATAATGTTCACATGGGTACGTACTTCATCATGTAATACTTTAACTACATTTACAAAGTGATCCGCATCAGCAAACTCGGGGTGAAAGCTTAAGCACACGTGGTCAAAGTATTGTTTATTATCTTCCCACCAACGTAATGTTCTACTACCATTACTAATCAATCCAACTTTAGCACCTAACTCAGTACAATGCTTACATATTTCTACAAAGTGTTTGTATAGTGTTACTTCTCCACCAGTTAATTCAAAGTAAACTTTACGTGGAGCAACTTGTTCTACTACCCGTGTGATGAATTCCTTAACTTTATCTAGTTCAGGCCATTTAATGTCACCTGAATGAAGATTTTCTGGACAATAACTACATTCAAAGTTACACGTATTGCCCATACACCAATTAACGACAAACCATTCTTCGTGCGTGGGATTACTGTGTACTAACTTAATATAATTATGCTCCATTACCATCCTTCTATTTTTCTAATCACATCCATCTCTTTAACTAACGGTCCGAGATTATATTTATCGGCACTATAATGACGTTTGAAGAACTTGCTTTGTCCTCCATCAAAGTGATGCATCGGTAATCTCAATTTGTCATTTAATGCGGCACCTAGTAATGCTGATTCACGATCAGGATCTCTATGCGAATGTTCTTCCCATAGTACCTTATAGTTATCAAACCATTGTACGTTAGCAGGATCCCACTCAGTAAGCATAGTCATATATGTACCAAGTCTTGCACCATATATAGCCCAATCTCCGTTATCTACATCACGTCCAATGTTGTGCCAAATAGTTAAGTTGTTTAAGTTACGACTTGCAACGGTTTCTTTTAGTGCATCAACTGTAGGTTTTGAACCACGGTCAAGAACCATTTTTACTCCTTCTCTGAATCCAGCTCGCCACGCTTGAAACGGAGTATAATTAGGATAAGTAGTAGAGTGGCAATCATACATTGTCCAGTATAAGTTATCTTTGCTGTCTAAACAAAAGTCAGCAATTCGTGAAACATCACCTTCAGTTTGATGCTCATGTGTTTTCATTTCACGCACATAAGTTTTTGTCCAAGAACTCATTCCACCATTACCATAGCGTAATCCATTAATATTGTTAATAGCTTTCCAACGATATTGCGCTATCTTATAGTTAGGATCTTTATCAGTAAAGTCTAATTGTAGATTGAAGAAACTTTCTTCTGGCATATTATCGCCGTCAATTAAAATGAAACGTTCAGTATCACTCATTTGTCCTGCGGCTTTATGTGCGGCATCACTACCTTTGATACTATCAACACGTTTAGCCCAAGGTACCATGTTTTTAATCTTTAACCAAAATTCTTCTTTTTGTGGCTCATCATAGCTAAGATAGATGCAGTCTAAATCAGCTACATCAATGATATCCTCAGAGTTCATATGTTTTTAATTTCCATTTAGTTATATTATTATGGGAACTGTCTACTACAACACTTAAATCTTCGCTTGCACACATTGTACCTTCATTGTCATGTACTAATTTAGATACAATTGATCCAGCAATAGCACCTGACACTTTACCGTCTATTACTTTAAGATCAGGACGACCTTGAGCAAATGTACTAGTATCAATTACAACGTAATTACCTTCTGGTTTTTCGCAAGTATAAAATAATACATTGCCTCGTTCATCATAATATAATCTGAACTCGGGTTTAATGATAGGAGGTGCTTCCCAAATTACAAATTCTTCCATTAATAACTTTCTAATATTTTATCACTAAACGATTTAATATGATAGTGGAATGGATACTGTTGTGCATAAGTGTTTACTCTAATCGTTTTGGGTAACACTTCGTATACTAATGTTTTAGTCCAATCTTCACTAGGAATACCATTAATATATTGTTTCATATGTATCATACTCATTTCAGTAAAGTTTGGTAATGTAGTTTTTTCTACTCCCACAATGTGACAAGCTATAGCATATACCCAATCAGTTGATACTTCTTCATTTGGATTACATTTTAATATAGCTTTGTATTCTTCCCAATTATCAAAAATATCTCTTACTACTGTATAAAATAGTTTAGCTGTTTCTGACTTCTTAAAATAAGTTATGCTATTGTATGTGTCAGGCAACATGTTCTCATCAATAAACTTTCTATATACCCTACAGTCAGATAACTCACCCTTAAAGTTTCTAATATTTGTTGAAACTACAACATCATTTATACTTAATATGTCCCACCAATGTTCAATACTACGTGGAATAATCATATCTGCTTCTAGTTTGATTGTTTCATCGTACGGGCTTGCTTCATATACTTGCCAATCGTTTACATAACCACTAAGATTAGCATGCGGTAACATATCACTAGTGATAATAGTTATATTACTATTTGGCATTACTTTTTTAATGCTTAGTTCTAATGCTTTAGCACAGTTAGTATAACTGACTTTTTCAGTATCTTGTGCCATAATTACAAAACCTCTAGTCATGCTATTAGCTCCATAAAGTTTTCTTTATTCATAACGTGAAAATCCATATCTTTAATTGTTATATATTCTTTGCGTATCTTGCCGCGTTGCCAGTTGTCGTACATAACAGTATATTTGGTGTTGAACTCATCTTCATTGTCTCTGTATATTGATGTATTTTTACCTACATGTACTAAGTTCCATGGAATAATATCACGTCCATTATCACTATGTCCGTTTGCTATACGTAGTGCAAGTGTTAATGCGTAATCATTACGGTATACCCCGCCAACAAAGCTGTGAATATCACAGTAATGGTCATAATTCTTTTGTACCATTTCTAAGCATTCAAATATTTGTTTAGAACGGTTAGTTTTTTTGAAGGTAACTACTGTAGCCCATAACGTATTAAAACTATATGAACTTAATACTTCTTGTGCCACTCCTGGTTGCATCAAATAACTAGTAGTATTATGGCAACAAAAATCATCATATATGGTAAACGTTCTTAATAGCTTACCTGAGTTAACCATGTAATCTGTATCTAATAGTATAGTTTCGTCATATGGGCTAAAATCATATGCTTGATATCTTCCCTTGTTAATCCATATGGTGTGTTCACGTATATTGTTTTTATCAGCATTAGTAATTATAACTTTATCAAATGTGTAGTTTTGAATTGACGGAATTGAATCCTCATCTGTAACTAATGTGACTGGAAGATTTAAAAAATAATTTATGCGTTTAGCAGTAGCTACTGCCATGTCATAGTAATTGAACTTGGGCGAGTTAAACGCAAATAATATTGCACCTTTGCTCATCGTTTAATCTCAATCTCTTTCCATTCTTTGTACCATTCAAGCATGCCTTTTTGATATGTATCTTTTAATACCAATAGTAGTTGTTCTCGGTTAACTTGTACTGGATTATCAAAGTTATCAATAAGAATTACAAAGTTATTATCCATTGAAATTAAGAATGATATAAGTTCGGGGGTAGCCCTCCAAAGTCCCCCTTGTTCAGCAATAATAAATTTGCCATCGTATTTGTCTTTAAGTTGCGCTTTTGCGCTATTGTGGTTGAAGCGAGCTTTAGCTTCGCTAATTAAGGTTTTGGTATCCATTAAACACTCCTAGAAGTATTTAGATGGATACCAAGTGGTTAATAAAAATTAACTGCCCGTTACTGTGCCAGATACAGATGGTGTTCCCCATGTATTAGCAATATATGTAACTTCAGGTGGACGTATTGTTACTGTAGTAGCAGATCCGGTTGCTACAGTTAATCCGTTTGGAATCTCATCCCAAACTGTAGATATAGTAACCACATTGCCTACGTCACCGTTGCTACCTTGAGTACCATTTGTTTTAACAAAGATGTTAATGTTAGTTGATAAGTAACCAGAAGGCCCTGTACTAGCTGTTTGATAAAACGCATTTGCATTACTAGTTGTCCAACTGTAATACCCGCTATTAGTAGATATATTAGCATTGGAGCCACCTCCGCCAATTTTAGTAACACCATTGTAACTTGTACTCGCAATTGTGGCAGCACCTGAAGTAGGTGAACTTAATACAACTGTTCCCACGTTACTTGCTAAGTTATTTAATAATAAATTGATGCCTGATCCAGCTGGATGAGCACATGTAATAGCTAACTGTCCACCTGAGTTAAAGAAATAACGTGCGGCATCACCATTCGCAAAAGTAACTATATGAGTAAATGTTATTGCATTCAGCCAAGTAGGAGTATATGTAGCAGTATTTGCGCTTGTACCGCTTTGTGAGACGGCATTTAATCTATTTGTGTAAACAGTTTGTAAGTTAGTAACCACATTTGCATTATATGTAATTGTTGCTCCGGTGGCAGGTACTGCTACAGCAGTAATACTTGAACTCTGATGTGATGCCGAGCTTGCTGTTTTACTAACTAAATTAGCCCATTTAACAGCAGTTACTGTGTCTCCTACTGCTACGTTTGCTTCAGCAGTTTGTCCATATCCTGCGGCACCACTCCCAGTAGACCATACTGTGTTTAATGCATTAGCTGTTCCTCCAGGATTAGCACCTACTAACGCATTATAATCTGCGGCTTGAATTGTTCCGTATTGTGCGTAACTCATCTTTTATCCTTTAATTGAAACAAATGCTTCTACTGTTCCAACACTATCAGTAGGTTTGTTAGCTAAAGCACGACCAATAACATTGAATGACGTAGCTTCACCTGCAGTGGCTGCACGTGCAATGCCGTTACCAGCAGAAACTAATCTATCACCTTTACAAACTTTACCAGTTACTTTAACATGTATCCTGCCGCCTACTGCAACTGCAGGGTGAGTATCATCATTGCCAGCTCCAGCATTCATTAAATAAGCCGCAGTATTTGATACTACACCAAATACATCTTCACTCAATTCATGTACTACTGCTGTGATTTCTGCATCACCGCCTAATTCAACTACAGTACCGGCATCATATGGACTATCTGATTCAAAACGTTCTGCTAAGTCAGCATATGTTGCATTTAATCTTGCCCCTACACTTAATGTCCAGATATCTGATATTGTTCCCCCGCCTGCAATTGCCGAAGTAGTTAAAATACTAGGATTTAATGCACCTGTATATGTTGGTAAAAATGCCGTTACGTTTGCATTTCCGTATGTTCCAACTGGATTAAATGGTGTTCCGTTCGCATAATAATAATTATCTGTTTTAATACCAGTAATAGCAACTAAGTTGCCATTAGTGATAATCATTGTATTGCCTGATGCACCGCCATTTGCTGTCCAAGTACCGGTTATTGTCCCTGTATTTGTGTTTGCTGCCCCGGCGTTAATATTTGCTGTATTCAATGTAGTAACATTACCTATAGTAATGTTAGCGTTTGCAATTGTTGCATTAGCTGTAACAGTAGCTAAACGAACAGTGATAGTGTCTCCGACTAATGCGTTTACTGCTGTAATATTATTTGCTTGTAGATTTCCAGTTACTGTTACTGAACCAAATGTTGTTGTGCCCGAGCCGCCGGATTGTGCTAATGTAATCCAAGAACTAGCGGTAGTAGTTCCGTCTGCAGGGCATACACACAATGTATTTGCATTTGTGTTATACCATAATTGGCCGCGCAATGGATTAGATGGAGGAGTTGTATCCGCAAAGTTTTCTACTGCGTGAACAAAGTTAGTATCAAGTGATTGACCGTAACCAGCATAATTCCTACCCGGTAAACCCAATGAGGTACTAGTTGTGTTTATAGTACCATCAGCAATGGTTGTTAGTACTGTTCCGTCGGATTTTACAATCGTATATGCCATATTAAATTATCCCGATATTCTGTTATTTATCTTAAATTGTCACTAGATTAGTCAAACTTTGAATTCTGACTGTATAATCTATTTGAATTTGTCTATTCAAACTCTTTTGTACTGGGTGAAAAATCACATGAGTTAATAACCTTGTGAGAACATTCCCGTCACCATCTGTTCCATAATTTGCTAACAAACCCAATTCATCAAATACATAAGCTGAATCTGTTTGAGTACTATTGTCAAATGCATTCTGGCCAGCTGGCTCACCGTAGTCTAATAAACATTGTACTAAAATGTCAGTATACACACGACCAGTAGTATGCGAAACTGTCATTTTATTACGTGTAGGGTCTAGGTTAAAAACACTAGTGTCATCTACAATTTTAGCATAGGTTTGATTATATAGGGCTGCATTTTGACCAGTTGTATTTGGGGGTAAATATGTAATAACACCTGTTTCATCTACGCTTGCACCACCATTCCCAAATGCCATTTGATAAATCTCACCGTAACCACGACTGCTTAATGTATCAGCAATGGCCTCACTCATGTTTTCGTAGTTAATAGCATTATGCTTATCTACTAAAACTTCTCCGCTATTAGGGTCATAAATCTTTAAAAACCCCTCTACTTTATATGATAGTGTTATTACTGACATTAGTTATCGCCTCTTGTTTGAACCAGTACTTCGTTAGTGTTTGGATCAGTTATTTTTATATGAGATGAGAAGTAAAATCCGCCGTGTTCGTCGGGTTTAGGTCCATATTCCTGTACAGGAATAGTCTTATTTTCTTCTACATTATCGCTCATATATTTATTTATCATTTAAGACACATCGGTATTTAAGAAATATGCCGCTACTGTCTCACTAATTTGTAACGGATCACCATCAGTTACATCGTAAACGTTACTATTCCAAGTCAAATTGTAATTTACACTAGGCAACAAGTTACTAGACAATATGCCAAATACTTCAGAATATTCCGGAATATAGGCTAATTCTCCAGTACCATTAGTTCCTCGCTGTAACCCAGAAATAGCATTTAATGCTACTGCTATACCTGTTCCAGATCCAATTCCGGTTGCAGTAAATTCTAATTCCGGAGTGTTACTGCTTGCACCAATAGCTGTAAAGTCGGTAGTTCCTACAGACTGTATAACATAATTGCGACCTACTTTAAAAGTACCGGCTTGCAATATAGGATTTACAGTTGTATATTTAATTTGTTCCCCATTAATATATAACAAATTACCTTCAAGTGTAGTAATAGTTAGACTGTCACCTACGGTAACATCATTATATATTTCTAATATTGGTGATAAATCTATAACAACAATATCATAATTAGTAGCATCTACATAACTGCTAGTAGTATTATTGTACACAATTACACTAGAAATAATATTCTTATCCGCAGTTAATCCAATACTAATAATATCGTTAACTTCTGCCGGTGCAATAACATTTTGTATGATGGTATCAGTTACTCTAGTTGAATCATTAATATATAAAGTTAAATCAGTATAGAATAAGGGTTCTACTAACCAAGTTTTAGTATTAGTATTTGCTCTATATACAGATTCCGTGCTATTTTTATTAACATTCTGTAAATATACCAATTCATTTGGTGTTGCACTAGATATCATACTAGTGATTATAATTTCATCAGATGATACAATTGTAACTAAAATACTCAAGTTATTATTGGCATTTAAGTACAATGATAATGCGGGTACACGATATCCATTAATTGTAACCCATAGTCGGTCAACATTACTTTGTTCCCAATCACTATCAACTACAAATGTTTCATCTATCCACAGATAACCACCGGATATGTATGAAGATATACTTGTAACCGGGTCGTTAACATCACCAATCTCAGACAAGTATGGGGAATTATACAAATCAACTTGTGTGTCATTAATTACGTGGACATAATAAGTATTGTTATTTAATTGAATTGAACCTAAAGTACCGTCTATTCTGATTAGTTCATCACTTGCAGTCGGAGAAGCTAATCCATGCGGGCTACCAGTAGTTACACGTACTGCAGGTTGTCCACCTACATATGCTATTATAACTCCGGTATCGGTAGTCAATGTAAATGTTGTGCCGCCCAATGTTGATGAGATAGTAAATGTACCATCATACGGGAATGTTACTGATTTTACATAATACATAGTGCCATCTGTTAATACATTACCAAATGATGTTCCTTGAAATATAATTGTTTGATCTACAATGAATCCACTAGAATCACTACATGTTAATAAATTAGTACCTGTAGTAGTGGCAGTAACATATACTGATGTGATAGGAAGAGTTATTTGATTATTAATATTAACAATATTAGAAACTGTAGCTCCTGTTATATCATACTGAGTATTAAAATCCTGTCTTTCAGTTAAGTTATAACTTGTTACAGCAATAGTCTCACTAGACGACGGAGTTAATGTAGTAAAAGTCAATGTATTTGTTACATCATCAATTGTATATTCTGTATCAATTATACGAACTCCGTCAATTTCTACTATTGCATTTAATGGGTTATCACCACTAACATAATTAGTTAATGTAAATGGGCCCACTGTTCCATCACCTTCAATCAATTGTAGTTCTGGAATAGTATACCCATATTGAGCTGGATATGTTTCGCCAAATACAGTATATGTCAAATAATCCACAGTATCATCATATTGTGCTGTAAATATTATTATTGCTGCTATACCATTTGGTGCTATACCAAACGTATAATCATTTGTAATAGAAATTGCACCACCTGAAGCATTTGTTAGAGCTAGTGTAGGTCCGGGAACACCACTTACACTAGTTGCTGAAATAGTAAACTGATTACTATCAATAATTGATTTAATATAATATGTTGTTTGAGGAGCTATTACTCCACCAAACATTGTATCACTGAATATAATTGGCTGATTTACCACCATTCCTTCAGTAGAATTACATGTAACACTATCATTGGTACTTTCAGTTTCAGTTATACGAGTTGAATTACCTAATACCAATCTATTACCATTATGATACACAATAGGATCACTCCATGTTGTGCCACTACCTGTTTGAATTATTATATCCATTGATCCTGTATCAGTAGTTAACTGGAATGTAGGTCCGGCTACTCCACCTATAGTAGTATCTGATATAGTAATCTTATTTGTTACAGTGCTAATAGTTTTTATGTAATAATTTGTACCCACAACAATGCCACCAAACACACCACCTTGGAATACAATTTGTTCATTCAACGTAAGATCAATTACGGTGTCACATAATATAGTATCATTAACACTGTCTGTTTCAGATGCAATAACGTTAATAGGCTCCGATCCAGGTCTGATAACTCCTGAACCCGCAGTACGTGTAGCAGAGTAGTTACAATTTAAATATATTTCATCAAACCCAGTAGTGTCATTAATCCTAATAGGATCAGATTGACTATTAGATTTTTCTAATTGATCGCCGTTACCCACTTCATATACTTCTATCATTAGTGAGTCATTTCCTGACAATGCAGTATTCAAACTAATTGTTTTTGCTATCCAATCAGTTGTAAAAGAATCATCATATAAACGGGTAGCTAATCCAGTTGAACCGTCAACTTGAAATACTGATAACTGTGCTGGAATTTGCACTAGACCAAAGAAGTCAAAAGTTAATTGTCCTAAAGTTGGAGTAATTTGTGTAGAGACTACATTATATCCAACATGCTGATAAGTTTCTACATCCCAATTTGTTCCAGGACGAGTTGTAACAATCATTGTTAAATTATCAGTTACTACACCCGGCACCAATTCTTCTGGTCCATAACCAGCAGTAAATGCATCACCTTGTACGTCATATACTGTAGGAGATGTAATAAATAACCCTGTGTTTATCCATGTTACACCATCATCACTTTGAAGAACTACATTGTTATCCCCAACAATGGTAAATAAACTATCTGTACTATTCCAAATAATATCATTTAGATTAACTGATGTACCAGAAGATTGACTTGTCCATGTTACACCATCATCGGATGATGTTAATATAACTCCTAATTCACCGATTGCCACAAACAATCCTAAATCATCTGCATATATAATGTTAGTTAGATTGTCACTTCCGGAACTTACGTTTACCCAATTTGATCCATTTGTAGATGTAAATATGGTTCCATTATCACCTACTATAATTATAATATTATTGCCACTAGTTACTCCGTATATGCTTTCAGTAGATCCACTTGGTGTGACATCTGACCATGTAACTCCGTCCAAACTTCTTAATACAACACTTTTTGTTACAGTCGGTATAACACTATAATCCGGACCGTAACCCACAGCAATGAATCCAATAAAATTATTAATAGTAATACCGGATACACTATACAACACCAAATTAGTAACTCTATATCTTTCTACCCAATTATAAGCATCAATACTTGATACAATATTATCTCCTACTGCAACGTAAATATTATTTAAATATGATACTTTATTTAAACTAGTACTAGCTATAGATACCGAATTAGTTGTTAATCCACTAGTGGTCCATACAATACCATCATCACTAACAAAGATAGGTGTTGCATTGTTATTAGAAGTCATTACATACATGCCATTGAAATAACCAATATCACTTAATCCCAATAGTTGATTTGATAATTTATCCGAAATCCACGTAGAGTTATTTTTATATATTACATCTGAATATGTAGGTGTGTTGGCGGATGCAAAATAAGTGACCCCATCAAATATAATACCAGTAGTATCTACTTCTATAGGACTAAATGGTTGGTCTTGTAATTCCGTATCCAATGTATATTCCTCTGCCGGAGGGAATGCATTGTCCATATATGTGCTATTTGGATATGTTATACCATCTACTAGTTGTGTTAAGTCTAGCCCCGGCATATTAATTGTAGGCTGATAATAACCAACTATTCTGTCTAATGCGTTAAGTTTTCTACTATCACTCTGTAATAGTTCCCATTTACCAAATATAAACTCTGTATCGTTGTTACTGATGATACATTGATAAACTCTATTGTTGTATTTGACAATACTTTGATTAAAGTAGAATGGCTCTGGTAATAATGCATAATCTCCTGCAATATACGGGAAACCTATACCAGTAACTGGAATTTGCAGTAGAGCATCGCTATATACTTCACATTCTGTTGCAGAAATAATTTTTAAGTAATATTGTTCTACAACGTCATTTGGTGTTCCTGCGCATATAACAGATAGAATGGTACCATCAGATTCTAATGGTAAGAATTCATTATCTGGGTTAGCAGTAATAGTATCAATTGTATTAACTGTCATTACCAAATTGTTAGCAGGAGTTGTTCCACCTAATAAGTTACCCGGTATAGTTATAGTATTAGTTACTGTATATCCTTCGCCGGGATCAGTAATAGTTACTCTATAGCCACCTAATATCCAACTTACATCAAATTCAGGTACTGCAGTAGGTTCTTGTGTAAATATTTTATTTGTGGATGCATTAGTTAAGGCGTAAACACTACCACCAAGAGTATCTGATACTTTGATATACGGTTGACCGGTTACTGTCATGATTGCACCACTATCACTAGTTAAATCTATTTCACTACCACTAGGTGATAGTGATATTTTAAACTGTGTACCAGTAATTGAAGCACCAATAACATAATATGCAGTATCTAATATAGTTCCACCTAATGCAGTACCGGTAAATGTTATCAACATGTTGTCATAAAAACCTGATGTACTAGTACAGGTTAACACATTTCCCGCACTAGTAGATGTTACATCTGTTTGTACAAAACCATTTTCAACAATATAATATGTTGTACCACCGATTAACGTGCTATAATTACTAGGTACTGTGATTGGCATATTGTTGTAAATATTATTCAATCCACCACTTGCTGATGTTATACTTAGATAATTGCCGGTTGCCAATGCATTATCTATTTCACGCTGTATTAAATTACCATCAGTGCCGGTTAACCCAAGGTAAGTAGTAGTAGAACCAGTTGGATAGAATGTAAATTGTTGTCCTGTAACTTGGCCCGGGCTAATTGGTAATCCAACGTTACATGTCATATTTCCTGTTACAGTTGTTAATTGAACAGTATCTTTTTGATCTGTTGCTGTACAAGTCCCAGTAGCATTAGCTAGTGCAAATGTTCCACCATTAATTATAGTAGATATTTGAAAGTTAGTACTATCAATAACGTTACTTACATAATACGTAGTTCCTTGAACAATGTTACCAAATGTTGACACAGATGAACCACTGATAGACATATTATTAAATATGATTGGATCATTAATAGATAAACCTAATGTTCCTTCACATGTAATATAATCAGTACTTGCGGTTGTGCTTGTAACATTGATAATTAACGGATCTTCGGATGTAGATATAGTAAAGTTCTCATCATCTACTACCGTAGTAATGTAATATCTTTCATTTTCAATAATGCCACCAAATACAGTACCAGTAAAGAATACCGGTAAGTTAGTATAGAATCCGTTAGTGCCGCCTAAATTACTTGCTGTTAAGGGACTAGTTATTATATTGATAGTACCAGTAGTATTTGTGACATTTAATATGCCAGGATAGAATAGGGTAACTATAGCAGTATTTGTAACTTCACCTACATAAAGTAATAAACCTGCAGAACTAATAGTAGCATTACCTAAGGCAAATGTACCTCCACCAACAGAGCTTGCTATAGTAATTTCAGTATCATTTAAAATTTCTTTGATATAATATGTTGTGTTGGTAATTATATTACTTGCCCCGACTGCACCTTGAAACTTGATTGGCATATCAACATAGAAACCAGTTGTAGGTCCAACTGTTCCTTCATCTGGCGCACCACCGGTTGATGGTTGAATAGTAATAATATCAGTAGCTGAAACAGTTGATACTACATTTCTTGTACGTGAACTCCATTCTAAAACTTGGTCATTAGTGACACCTTCTATTTCAAATACTGCTCCCTGCGCACTGGCTAGAATAGTATCAATATTGGGTTGAGTTGATTCTAGGGTAATACTTGAACTAGATATTCTTACTGAATTGTTATATAATCCTGCATAATAACTACCATAAAATTGTCCACTTACCCAATCAATTAATTGTGAATTATATGTTGTTCTATCAAATCTTAAAGCAATTTGATTTTCTCTAATTGGTATTGATGTAGAGACACAACTTGCTTTTGCACTGAGATTTAATATATTATTATCACCTGAGCCTGTATTAAAGAATACAACACGGTCAACATTATTAATAGCATTACGGTAAGTTGTATATAATCCTACATTAAATGTAGGTGTAGATTCTAACACATTTACATAATAGTACTGATCTACATCTAACCCGCCAATAGCAGTTGTGTTTACACCTATAGTATATTTTATTAAATCACCGGTTTGTAACAATGGTACAGGTAATGTTATTGTGTTTGACAATGTATCAACATTATCTGCTGTGAATGTTATTGATAAGGAAGGATCAATTATAATTTCAGGTAATACTGCATAACCATCACCCGAATCAATTACATCTACACGTAATATTGAGTCTAAATTCATTACTGCTTGAAATACTGCCGCACGTCTTGGTTCTGGATATATAGTAGTATCAATATATGCAATTACCCTAGGTGGGTTTATATATCCACGTCCACCATTTAACATCAATACTGCCGGTAAATCAATTGTAATATTTTGTCCAGGAATATGTACTGATATTGGTGTACCATTAACACCACGGGTTAATCCGCTTAGTGTGTTGTTTGATCGGTCAACATTAGAATAGCCTATCAACTCATCTCCAATTAATATTGTACCATTAATTGGGAAGCCATATGCATTATCTACCGCCATAGCTGAAGAATTTAATGCAACATAAGATGCTAATACAGTTATTTGATAATCATTAACACCGGTAATGGCTAATCCATAATTATTAAACCATTCAGAATATAGAGCAGTTTGCCATATAGGATCAGTTGGTAAATATTGATTAATTGCACTAGGATTAGTATATACTAATTCGGGAGTAATAAACTGTTGTACATCAATATTATATTGAGCAGGCAAATCAAAATCAGTCATATTTCCTGCATATAACTCAGAACCTGTATATTTAAATAAGAACTCTTTAATCACCACATGATATGGTTTAACTTCATTAATATAACCAGACAAGAAATCTTGATTATCTGATTGGAATACTTCTATTGGTAATAACTCACGTATGGTATGTCCAACATCAATAAATGATGTTTTATTTAACCATGGTAAATAGTTCTGTGATTCAATTGATTCACTTTGAATGAATTCAAATAATAGAATTAAACTTTTATTTCTAAAGATTAATAATTCATTTGTGTAAATTTCTTCATTTAATGCTCTTACAATACTACGTGTTTCTTGTGATGGGTATGTATCATACGGCGTAGTATCAAAGAAATTATCCCCAAAGCCTAATCTGGCTGTGGCGTAATCCCATAAATCACTACTAAATTCAATAGTACCGTCTTGTAAACCAATACGTTCCCATATATTCAAATTAGTATATACATAGGTTTCAGATTTACCGTCTCCATTTGCCGCAACAGTAACAATTAACCCAGCTGTTGCATTTATTGTAGCTAAATCAGCATAGATGGATACTTGTAATGCTGATTTGGTATTATCATCATACCCTGTTGCCCACCAATTAATATAATACCAATAATCTGTAGTAGAATAGAATGGTATAATTGGTCCGGTCCAAGGATTGACACTATAATATGGGTTGTCTGGATCGGGGTCTGTATTATATACAGGATCAGTTGAACGATTTGTTACACCTTCAGTATATAAGAATAATGACCGACGTGTTTCACTAATAGGATATTGTGCTAGTATTTCATTAGCATATGTTAAATAATTCTTCAATGCAAGTAATCTACTGACAAAGAAACTTTGTCTTGGTCTTGCATATATACCATATTGCACCGGTTTAGGTAAATATGGATCAGGGACTACCGCACCAGATTCATCTACACCACATAAACTATCTAACATTCTATCATACAATGATAGAGGAATATCTAATCCATTAGTAGTGGGTAATCCCGGTAAGAAATCATTAGCATAATTAGTACGAATTAAATTGTATAAACTATGTGATACATCATCATTTGTTCCAGTAGAATACCCAATATGTAATACTGTATCATTGGCATTAATATTATCACTGCAATTATATAAAGCATAGATATCTTGTTCTAATGGAGCAAAATAACTTATACCTGAATTAATAGGTGATGCAATATAAGATTGAATTATACTATCTGCTAATGTTTTACCTTGGTTAGTGAATATTATATTAGTATTTCTTACCCAATAAAAATATACAGGAGTTAATACACCGGTAGCATTTAATGTATATTCTATTGCAAATGCATCAATATTAAAAGGTGTTCCGGGACCTGTATATGATATCGGGGGGACATTGCTTGTTATCCAACTATAAACAGTTACATCACTACCCGGGAATATTTGTCCCCACCATTTACTATTATATACAATATTATCCTGATGATAATTTACAAATCGTGTTGTGCTTGTGTTGAACCATAATTGTCCAACCTGCGCCGCACCCCAAACCATCTCACTCAAGCCAATAGAATTATATCCGGCTGGATCAACATTAGACACTACATCAATATTCTCTCTAACTGAGCCTAATATTTTACCCTGTAATGGGTCAATATAATCTAAATTATCTAATGTATTATTAGTAATTGCACTATACAATAGTATGTTTTGAATTCTACTAATATCAACAACTGGACTTGAGCTTCTATATACACTCCAATCAGGTGTTCCTGTAGAATTAAAATATGTTACAATTTGTCCTGCAACAGTATCTGGTTTAAAGTTTGGAGTACCAATAACTACGTGTGAAGCATTAAACTCTACAGCATGACCGTACATTGGTTGACTTCCGTACGTTTCATTAATGTCATTGGTACTTTGTGCATATACAAAATTACCACAATTTGTTAGTGATTCATTATAAACTGATAGGTAATCAAACATATAAACTGCGCCTGCATTTCTATATGTGTCTACCCATTGTGTAGTATTATTATCAAATAATGTATCGTTATCATAATCTTCATCATCAGTAGAATCAAATGTTGTTGCTTGATAACGTGTGGCTGTTGGCGCACTTACAATAAATGAACTAAATTCATTAAATTTAACTACATTACCAAATTGAGTTGTACCTTGACCATGGGGGTCATTAATTGTTTGTGTTTGAGTATATGTATTAAATCCTAATTCTGCCCATGTATTATTGTCCAATGTAGTAACATTAAGTTTATTATTAGCTGATGCTAATGCATTGTCTATTAAACTAATAATTAACTTACCATCAATTGCAGTTGAGTGAACATTAGTAATATTTGCTTGATTAATAGCTGATGAGCTAGTAGTTGCATCACCTGCAGATAATACAACTAGATAACCATTAATTAATATTTTTCTAGTTGTGGTAATGTTACAATCTGTAGTGCCAATAATCATGCCATACTTGCCGCCACCGCTTGTATAGCGGTACACTGCACCTTCTTGATTAGTACTGTTTAATTCAAACGGGGCGCCGACTAGTATTTCAGTAGCATATGTATTAGTGTCTACACTGATGCCAAATTGTACACCAATTCTAGGTGTGTTTTCAGTTGTAAGAGTTTGTGCTAATACAAAGTTATTACCACTGACATTAATAATATCACCGGCATTTAAACCTTGTACTATAGTAATAGTAAAGCCTACATTATAATATGTTGAATCAGCAATTAAAGTTCCGTTAACCGTGATGTATAGCGGAGTATCTTGTTGCACTGCACTCATAGTACTACTAGCAGTATCTAATGGTGTTATAGGGCCGCCTCGATCAGCAGATATAGTAAATGTAGTTCCGGTTGGCTTGGCTAACACATAATACACAGTATCTAATGATACTCCCCCAAATGCAGTGCCGGTAAATACAATTGGATTATTTACTATTAAGCTAGAACTATCTGCACATGTTAATCTATCAGTAGAAGAATTAGTAGCAGTAACTGTTACCGTAGTTGTACTAGGTGTCCATGCTAATGTAAATGTTTGTGGGACATCGGGTAAACTTGTGAACTGTGATTCAAAATTTTGAACAGTTCTGTCATAGACGTAGGTATAGCCCCAATTTTCAGTAGAACCATTATAGTTTTGATCGGGTGTTCCAATTACAACTGTAGCACCATAATAATCTGTTGCTAATGAATAGCCAAAGTTATCATCATCACTTAATGACAAATCAATCGTATTAGATAGTTCATATTCTTCTGTGACAATTGAATAACGATAAACATATACTAGACTTGCAGAGGATGTTACTGCTGATATATATAACCAATTAGTATCACCAGATATAGCAACAGCACTACCCCACTCAGTTACACCACCAGGTGCTGTTATAGCAGATTGTAATGATTGTAATTCATCTACTGTTGTATTAACTACCAATTGATAAACATAAACTTCAGGTGTACCTGTAGGCTGTGATATTACAAATATATCATTAGCATACGCAATTGTTGTGCCAAATGAAGCAGTACCGGTTAATGTTTGCATTAAATCATATCTATCAAATAATACATTGAAGGAATAACGATATGCAAAACCGGCATCAGCATCACCAATTAAGTATCCTAAAGTATCGGTATACGCAACAGCACTACCAAATGTTTCTGAACCGTCTTTAACTAATTCTGAATCGTATGCGTAATTTAGACTTTTGCGATATACAGCCCAATCACCGTCGTTATTAGTATCCACCCAAACTTTGGTTTTAACAAATTCGGTGTTCAATAAAGGTAAATCAATGATATCACTGGGATTAGCAACACGTTGTGATTGGAATTTAAAACCAATGCCTTGACCAGTTATACTAGTTATTGCCGAATCTAATACTACATTAACCAATATACTATTAAGATTAATTATAGCATTCACTATATAATACCCATTTAAACTATTATTAAAGTTTACAATTGCAAACGGTTGATATTTTATTAATCCGTGAGGATTGATAAATGTTATTGTTGCAGTACCATTTAAATTATTTTGTACAAATATTACTGAGCCTAAACTTACCGGAGTCATTACTTGCCACGTACCTTGATAATCAGCTAACCAAACATATTGTCCTACATATAACTCTGATAATGGGGTAAAAAGACCACTAGGTGATGTGCTGGTTGCTAAGTTATAGTAATAATATGCCGCAATACGCATATCATTGAAATTAGCATAGCCTGCATAAGGGAATAATGTTGAAGGTGTATCTGTTGGTAATAACGGTAATACATCTGTGCTATTTACCGGGCGTCCATAATTATATAAACTATATAAAGGAACTTCTTGTTGTACACCGTCAGTAGCTATACCATTAGTCAAGCCAACAATGCTTGGATTACCGGTTAATAAGTTTTGATTTAATTTAAAATCAATAAAGTTACTGTTTAATACACCGCCAAACTCACCTGACTTAATAGCCCAGTTTTCATATATATCATAATCAATACCACCTTGTGGCAAGTTAGCTCCTTTGAAAACATTAACCGCATTTAATGTACCTTTATTCTTAATAAAGTTTTTATAAACATTAATTTGTGTAATATCAGTTAAATCAGCTAGTGCTAAGTAATCACGTGGACGATATCCAATTAAACTGAAACTTAATAGGTCAGCATCATTCTCTAAATTAGGACGATTAACATCATAGTATATTGTACTTTCATAAGAACGGGTACTAGTATTAGGTAACAAACCTTTTTGTATTTCATTGTAATCTGTTTGTTTCCATTCACGTTCTTCAAATATTTCTTTTGCTTGAATAATGGCTAAAGCGATCCAGTATTTGTTTTTGTACTTAACAATACTACCTGTTGTATATTTTACTGTTTTATCCCAAACAAGTATGTTATCTTGATTTAAGATAAAACCCTGAGCATCAATTGTGCCGTTCCATTCTGCAGTTTTAACACCACGAACAGAAATACGATTTTGACGTAGTCCTGTAATCAAGTTATAAATTACATCATTAAATAATGTAACATTATCAAATACAATACCATGTTCAAAATTACTAATGCTAAATTGTCCATATGCAACTGTATCACCTGAATTTAATGGTTGCGCTGTAAATAGTGTTCCATCACGCACAATACTTAAATCAGTATTTTGTATTGGATATAAGTTTTGATTTAATACAAAATTTTGTCTTTGTAGTGTTAATGGTTGTACAATATAACTATCTTTGTTGATAGAAATTAAATTAGCTGCAGGGTTAATATTAACAATACTGCCGGGTTCCCATCCTGATTGAGCCCAATACAAATACTCAGCTACCATCTGTCTCCAGCTTACTGTTAAGCCAGATTCAATTTGTTCAAACAATACGCCTTGACTTGCTAAATATCTTCCATACCCTTCTAGAAATTGTGATACCTGTTGTACTGTGATGAATTCAGTTCCATAGGCTACTACTTCAGTAGTATCATAATAGTTTTTAGCCAATTGTACACTCAATCCCTGAACAGATACTCTTTCATAATTACCATTAATTTTAGGTGTTAATATCTTAAAGTAAGCAGTAGTCTGACTGTTGCCATATACTTTATAACCAGTACTTGTTAATTGTATAATCATACCACTGTAAATAATTTTATCAAATGGTTGATTATCGTATAACAATACTTGATAGCTTTCATCAGGAATCAATAAGCTACTATTGTTGCTATTAGCGGTTGATTTTTCAACATAGAATTTTAATAAATTCTTATCACTGAAGCCGGCAAGTCTGTATACTAATCTAACGTCAATGTTAAATAACAAGTCAGTAATATTAGTAGTAGCATCAATACCTACTTGTTTTTCAAAGTCAACAATCCAATTGATATAACTTGTTTTAGCAGTACCATTACCATAAATCTCTACGTCACTTATAACTAAATGGGTACGATCATTAACTAGGTATTGATCAAATTCTACATTGTATTTGTAGTTGTCAATATCAACACCTAGGTTAAAAAACTCAGCTGGTTTAGTCAATGCCAGTATACGCATTAAATCAAAAGGCCAACTACTACTTCTACGATATGAAAACTCTGCTGGGCCTACATCACCAACTATCCAATTACGATTAAATGACGTATTACTATAGTTACCCACAATAGAAACAAAAGGTGATACTAAATTACCTTGACTATCTACAGGTAATACTTGTAATAATTGTGGACGCACAGCTGTGGGTATTACAACTGGATTACCATTATTCCAATCAATACCTTGTGCTAAATCATTCCACAATACTAAGTTATCGCTTGTGTATGGAGCAGGGCCATATCGTGTTTCCCACCATGTTGGTTGACCAGTAAATCCTAACATTTCCCATGGCATGGTATCAGGATTACTAGTGTCGTAGAAATATTCATATATACCTCTCCAATATCCTTGTGGAATAACTTCTCTGTTTATTTTATTTCCACTTTGATTATAGTTGTATGTAAATTCGTTATTAGCACTATAAAATTGAGTTTTATAATTGATTCTATTTTGACCAACCCAATCTAAGAAACTAGTTGTGTAAATTTGCAATATTTCATCATAGCTATAATCTGTATCTCTAAAAAAGCCCGGTAACACTTCATATTCTTGTATAGGAATAACATTACTTAATTTTAAATTGTTGTATATACGTTTTTCAAACTCAAGTAATACCTGATCTCTAAAATCAATTAATACTCCGTCAATATATTCTCCGTATAATTTATTATATGAGCCATCGTGTCCTACAATAAAATATGTGGGTGGATTATATGCTGTATCTAATATAACAGACGGTATAGTTGAAGGGTATAATCCTAATTTTGTAGGAGTATTTGGAATATAACTTCCATATGTTTGATTATATTCTTTAACGGTAATTTGATCACCTGGTGCCAAATCTAATGTTACCGTTAATGACGGGCTATCAGAACTTATAGTGTAATCAACACCACTAATTAATTGAGTAATTATTCCCATTGTGTTAGTTATGTAAACTAATACACCATTATAATTAGCTGTAGCAAAATTATAAATTTTACTTAATGGGTATATACTCACATCTAATGCGTTTGCAAAACTATAGGTGTTAGTAATGTATGCCGCTTTTGATGGCAACATATCACTCCAAAAGAAACTATTACTATCTGTTTTTGCGTTAGTAATTGTATCTAACGCATTATCTAACATAGTTGAAGGAGATAAACGTTGAGTAAAATCTGTAGTATTAATTGTATCAACTAACAAAGTTTTAAATGTAATATATTCCTTGCTATTATACATTAACGCATTGAATAAATTATGATTCTGTTTACGTAAAAATGCTCCGGGTAATACTAAACTTGCACTATTTTGTATAATCTTATTACCATATGGAACCATGTTACCCAAGTCACGGTAATTGTTTGCGCCAAATACATCGCCGGTTGTATTTAGATTATTATAGAAACTACTTTGATATTGACCGCGAATATCACCTATATTAACTCCAATAATATCTTCATTAAGTGGATTATTATTTAAATTGACTGGTATTTCGTAATACGCAGTTTCACTCACCTGATCACTTAATAATAATATTTCAATTACGGTATCCACTAGTGGATTAGGTACAGTAAATGTTACTATTGTTTGTGTGTCCGTTATTACTACTGTGTAATCACTTGAATATTCTATTTTATTATTTACAAAGAGTTGTATAGTAGGCCAAACACTATCTGTATCGGCTAGTTTAGCAATATCACATGTGAACGTTGAAGTAGGATTTGCGGCATAATAGTCAAATTCAAATATTTGATATTGTACACTAGGGCCAATTGCGGTTTGCCAACCCAATTGTCTTATTGAAGTTGTCAAATCACTATAATTATAAACATATCCTGTATTAACTTTTTGTGTAACAGGAGTAGTTCCACTTACATAGTTAAATGATGCTGAGTTTAATGATACGTCAAAACTGATATCACCTATATTATCAACCGAGCTATATGTTAATGGGAATCCTAACACAGGGTCATCTAACCCTGATCCTAAACCATATGCAAATAATTTATTACCAGCAAATGATGTACCAACATATACTGTAGGATCACCAAAACTAATTTCGTTACTATCAAATATATCAAATAAAGGTGGTTGATTTACTGTGGTTTTTTGTTGACCTTCTATCCATTCTATTCCATCAAAGTAAAAATCCATTCCTTGATAATTATACCCCCTAAAGGCAACAGTTTGTTCATTTGCTAAAACAAGACCATCCTCAGCTTGTGATAATGTAATTACAGGAGCATCACCTAATACTAATGTAGAAAATCTAACTACATATATTTTATTTCTAATATTTAAATTAGTGTCGGCAGCAAATACAATTCGTGCACCATCAAATAAAGAATAACTATCGTTTTGTATATCGTTAGCTATTAATGAGGAGTTGGCGCCGGCTACTACCGTGTATGCACTAGACCAAGATACTGTTAATGTTAATGTAGTTGTACCGGATATGCCAGTAATTTGACTATTTCTTGGTAATCGATTAGTACTATCATTTATATATTGACCAACTTGGAATGCTCCGGTAACATATTCTGCATTAATTTGAACATTAGTAGACACCTTTATTCCTGCTCCACTACCTGTTCCAACTACTACACATATAACAATATCATTAAGACTATATGTTATACCCGTAGTACCAGCGACGGTGTTCCAATTGGTACTACCTACTGTGCTTATTGTATAAGATTGTCCTACTACGAAAGAGGTAGCATTTACAGGTGTTACTGCGACTGAAGCTATAGTGGCATTATATCCCGTATATACTTCTACGTCAGGATAATAATTTTCTTGCCCGGCTACTTGATTTGCGGCGTCTGTTGTTCTGAAATCAATAAAGTCAATTGGTGGTTTACCAACAACACCTGAATCAAACAAACGTAAATTAGGGTAAAATTCAATAATAGGGCGTTTAGCTTTATTAGTTGGAGTAGCGTAAAGACTAACTAAAGCCGGATTACTATTATATGTAGCGGTAGCGTTTATTACATCAATATGAAACCATCGGTTACTACGTGACCATGCATTTCTATCAATACTATTTCTAGTAATAGTAATGTAATCTTGTAATACAGGGATATACAAATTAACATCATAATTGCCAATATCATATGGAGTGGTATCATATGGAATATAAGTACCTTGAGTAAATGGTTCCGGAGCTATTAGGTCTGTTACCGGAATTAATTGTATTGCTGTTCCTACTCCCTCAACATAAAATCTAATATTTTCATAACTAGCAGGATATATTTGCCCTAAAAATATTACCTTTAAACCATTGGTAAATACCACACCATTTGAAGATGTGTAATTTGCTTGACCTATAACATCAGTAAGTACATCAATACGATTAGTGCTATTACTAGATATTAATCTAATTTGACCTACTTTATTAGTTGAGGTGCCGTCTTGATAATACAATGTATCAAGCAATGAACTTAAGTAAGGTATTAATGTGATTACATCACCTGTAGTTCTATAAAATGTTTTACCAATATACTCTGTACCAAAATTAGCAGTAATGTTTTCTTCAATAGGAATAGTATCGCCTACAACTAATGTTATTGTGGGGTCTACCGGGTCTCCGGTATATGTAATTGTATAAAATGTTGTTTCATCCTCATCATTATAAAACATTAAAGTAAGACCATCTATTGAGGTAAGACCATCTATTCCGTTTGCCAAACTACTAAGTAACTCTCCTTCAACATCAGCATATAATAAAGTAGTTACTAAATCAACACGATTGTTGCCAGGAAATTGATATTCATCTTGTGCATTTTTTAATGGAACTGTAAATGTTACTACTCCAACTTCTGCACCATTATTGTCAACACCCAATATATCACGTGTTTGTACATTGGGCTGATTGGGGTCATAACCAGTAACACCTGGCATGCCTTGAATCCAAAATTCACTATCTTGATTGACATTAAAAGAGTATGTACCACCACGTAATAATGTAAGTGTTGGGTTGGTAGAACCCTGTGTTTGTCCAACAGCAGTTACTAAATAACCATTTGGATTACTTGTAACAATATAATCAGTAGCGTTGTAAACTGTTTCTGTACTTACTGTTACTGCTTCCGGACCTTCAGGAATCCAATAATATTGATTAAAGTTAATAATCTTATCTAGGTTAGTAAAACTATCCCATGAATAAAATTGGCCGGTAAACAATCTGTTGTTATCACCTATCAATGCACCTTCTAATTCTAATCCATCAATAATACCCGGATAACTAATAAAATCTTGTGCAGTACTTGTATCTTTTTTTAGAAATACTACGCCTGGATCAAGTTGGTAATCTGTTCTAGTTTTTGTAGGTTCTGTTACGTAATAATTTTTAGCATTAACACCATATCCAAATCTACTACCAATATAACCCTGAATTCGTTTAGTATTTGGTTGGTCTACTATTTGATCTAGCGTTGCATTTAAAAATTGACTATTAGTAGTTGTTTTAAATATTTCTGGTAGAAAATTTAATGTTCTAATTCTTGTTGCCATTATTTCTCTCTATGATTATATATTACTTATCTTATCTGTAACTGTGCTGGTGTAAGTGCCGCAATCACAAGAACATCATTTGCTGTTGCGCTATTGGCAAATATTTCGTATGGTGCTGATTTAATTTCATATAAATCTCCAAAACTCATTGTAGGATCATTTGGAACTAATACTGCGGAGCTAATCAAATCACCCAATTGAGCATGTAAATATGCACTCAATTCACTGAAGTAAAAGGTGTCTCCAAAATTCCAATTGTTAATATCAAAATATGTATTCATTGATGAAAGAACCGCACTACGTATTTCACTATCACTTGCATTTGTATTACTTGCTTTAATAACTTTAACGGTTGCTCTTAGTTGTGCAGGTGCTTTAGGTCCAAATAATGGTACAAATATTACGCTATTTAAAATTACACTATCACTTAACATCTTATAATCATTCAATGATCCATATGATTGTGTTAATTCATTAATTGTAGGTTTGTCCGGTATTGGTACCGTATTAGTAATATCTTGTAACCAATTTTGATAAGCAGTATAATAAGCCTGTGTTACTACATACAAATCAATAATGTTTGTAGTTGCTGGATCAATACGAGTTGTATTATTACTATTATGACGATATTGGAATTGTAATCCTTGACGCCCTGGTTTCATACTATATTGTGGCTGGGCAGTTACAACATAAAAGGGAGTAGTAACTGTTTGGTTTTGTATTGTTATGTAAAACAAATTATCAATATATGCGTAAAACAATTGACCTTCTGGATATTCGTACTTAACTACTTCAATTTGTGTTTTAGTTGAATATATATACACCACATCACTTGATGCTATTAATTGATAACGTGAAAGATTGACCGCATCTTGTAACAATACAAAGAAGGTATATATGCCAATATTAGTATTACCATTAACATAACCAGTTACTTCTGTGAAGAAATCTGGATTACTTATAATAGTTCTGTCATTAACATCTATACTTGCTACTTCTACTTCAAAGTCATTTACATATCCGTCACTTTCAACTGTTTGTCCTATTATACTTGAAGTAACAGGTGTAGCTAATGGATAGTTACTACTAGGTTGTGTATTAGTTGCTAATACTTTAACAAAGTCTTGCAATATTTTTCCACTAAGTGGATCATATACTAATTTACCATTTTCAAATGTAAAACGAGTATCAGCCACACTACCAAAATAATATCTTAATGAACGATATGTTATACTATAACGATTATTCCCCAAACTTAGTATGTTAACAAAATAATTACTAGCATCATATGTACCAATACTCCAACGATCTTGAGCAATAGTTAAACTGTTATCAAATATTAAACTAAAGCTTTGATTAAGTTCCATTCTAACGATACATTCTTGTATTACTATATTAGGTAATGAGTTATCAAATGCAGGTAATATAGTAGATACGATTGCACCTTGAGGTACATAACCATTTAATGTTATTGGACCTAATCCATTACTAAATGCACCCTCACCATTATTGTATCCATCACCTACTACATTTAATACAGTAGTCCATATATAAGTTTTATTTGATGGGCTAGCAATGCCAGCTATTAAACGATTTGTGTCACTAAAATAATATCCACTTGGTGCAGTAAATTTCATCATTGCACCTTTAGTAGTATATTTCATATTATATGTAGAATATGTTCCTACTGGGATAGGGGTGTCTGCACTACCATTAACGTTAAAGAAATACCCAGTTAAACTATTAGCATCAACTGTTTGTTCTTGCCAATATACAGTGCCATCACCTGATGTGGTGTTAACAGAGTACCGTGTGTAATTTTGAATGTAATATTGCCTAGCACGGTTATCTGCTAATAAGGCAGCTAATGTATCTGTTAAGAATGTAATAATATCACCGGAGGTATTGATGGTTAATAATACATTACCATCGGTATCACTTTGGTACATACCACCGTCAGAGGCAAATGAATTCGTGCTGGAGTATTTTCCGGTTGGATCTAGCAGGTCTAAGTTTTTTGATACACCAACAGAACTACGGTTAATAGCTTTGCTTTTAATAATAGAACTGTATAATGTATATGGGAAATTGTTGTAATCTTCACCATTAACCATTCTATTCTGTGTGTAGTAGCGGGTAGGGGCACGTTGTTTAATATTTGCTAATGTTTCTCTTGACTGTGCGTTTGACACTGGTGTCTGTAATTCTAATCCTAATGTAAGTGTTTCTGTTCGTCCTACCCTACTAATATAACTTATTGTAACTGATAGATTTTGCATCTCAGTTGGATTAATAGTATATGTCAATGCATTACCTGCACGTACATATGCTCTAAATGTTCCTACTGGGATCTCGGAAAATACTCCATCACCAAAAACGTAACTAACTTGGTCGTTAAATCTAGAACTAACTGAGAATATTCTGCGAACACTATTTTCAGTCTGTAAATAAGCATCAGCATAAACATTCTCTACTTGATTCCATAAAGTTCTATTAACGGCTGAACTGTTATCTGTACTTAACTGATACAACCAAGTATCTGTATTGTTAATACCCTGAATGTCAATATCAACTATTTGATTACTAATCTGTTGTGCTAAATTAAAATCAAAATTCTGTAATGAACCTTGTTTAAAGTAAAAGAAGAATCCTGTATTTGGACTACCGTATCCCAACTTGTCATTACGATAAGCCATATTCATTCTGCCACTTGGGGCAGGTGGAATTTCATATACATAATCTTCATCTAAAGTAGTTGAACTAACTAATTCAAAATTCATAGTTTGATTATCTACTACTGCAGTAAATGGTACTATTGGTAAAGTAGCAGAAGGAATATTAATAGCATACTCATCTGTTTTAATACCAGCTATTTGAGCACTATTACCTGGACGTCCAATACGTTGTGTATTAATTAATGTGGAATTGATGATTGTATTATATTGTTCTAACCAGTTAACATTTGCAGGATCATTCCAAAGAACGGTTTGATTACTTAAATTGAATCCATTTAAATCAGTGATGTTTTCACTTGTTTGAATACTTACTACTTTAATGTACCCTTGTCCAGCTAGGTTACGTTTAGGAGTATAGCTAACTAAATTTGCTAGTTTAACAACACTATCTCTACGTTCGGCAGTATCAATAAAATTTTCACGTGCGTTTAAGTCGCTACGAAAGGCTAGGCCCTGACCCATAAACGCCATAACGTCCATTAATGCTATGAATTCACTTGATTCAATGTAATCGTTAAAAGTTTCTGGGTAGTAAACACGAATATAATCTATGAAACTTTTACGTAGGGTTTCATAATCGTAACTACGAAAATCGGCTTCACGGAAGGTTTGATAAATTGCCTTCCAGTCATTAACGCCGAATAGTGCTGATTGTCGTGAACTTGTAGCCATAGTGGTATTCTCTTTTAAGTATTTATCTTAAATGAAAACTACACTTTTGGAAGATTATTGAATTACTGCTGTGCTAGTGCTATTATTGAAGAAAACACTAAGCATTTGTGCATCATTAAAGGGTGTTACTGCTAATTCTACTTCAATTAATATACCGTTTTCTTGAGGATATGCGCTAACAGTATTAACTATCATTCTTGGGTCTTGATTAGCAACTCGTCTGATTTCTGTCTCTAATTTATTCTGTACATCAAACGTGTTTGGCTCAAACACAAAACTCCAAAGAGTAGTTCCGTATCCAGGATTTCCAACTTTTTGACCCTGTTGAATATTTAATGAATTAATAAAATCTTGTATAACTAATTGTTGGTCAACTAATCTATACTTTTTTCCAGGGATAACTGGTTGTACCATAGAACCTACACCACCTGCAATACCCGCTGGTAAATTAGTAGAGCGGGGCTTATTAGCATTAATTGTACTGAATCCAATGTATGATGGCATATTTTATCCTATAATATATTTATGTGAGTGTAGTAAGTTCTTCGGTTATTGTCAATGTTTTTAAATACTGCGTTTCATATTGATTTTTCAATACCGCAATTGCTGGATCACCTGCGGGCATCACTTCCACTGCATTGTCCAATGCTGCCTTTGCTGTTCTTGTAATTTCAAGTTGTTCATTATAACGTTTTTGCTGGTCTCTACGTTTTCTATTAAAAATTTCAAGATCGCTTTCCGGTAACGTTTCACCAGTAGTTGCAGGATTACCGGTAAAATTTGGTGGTGGTATTTTTGGATTATCTAATATTTGTTCTGTTTCCCTATTTAATAGAGGTCTAGTTTTATCATTATTACTAGCTACAGTAGGAAATTTAACTGTTCCTGTACCACCTAACTTCAGACTACCAAAAAAGGCATTTAATTGCTTGGCTGGTCCGGATGGTAGTCCAGAAGATACTAATGCTACTAACGATATTTCACCACTCTTTAAGAACGACAAACCTTTATTTAATACGCTAGATACATCTTTAGCCGCAGTTTCTAAACCTGATGGTACTAAATTAGATATATTTTTTGTTATTTTAGATGTTTCTTGATCTATTAATCCTTTTACCGCATCAATTCCTGGTATAGTAATTGGTGCACCATCTGCATTATTAACTTGATAAGACACTCCGTTTTCTCCAGCTTCTAACACACTCAATCCAGTAGATACATCCCTATTGCTAGCTAGGTTGGTAACTGTTCTATTAATGTCATTAGTGACTACTGCTACGGTGTCGTTAACATTATTAGTTACAGAATTCACTATACCTCTCACCCCTTTTGTGGCATCAGTTATAGAATTGAATGCACCTGTAAAAGAATTAACACTTGGTGCTGATGACGGCGTCTGCGCGGTTGCGATTGCTTTTTCTGTTATATCTTTAATATTTTGAGGAACTCCAGGTTTTAACGTTGGTAAAGCTTTAGCAATTGAATTAAATGCATTGGCTACTGCACCTCTAGCATTATTTATTAATTGATCTAATCCAGGGCCAATACCTTTAAAACTGATATTAACTGATGGAGCTCCCTTTTTACCAAATAGACTTGTAACGGCGCTAAACACACCTCCACCACTAAGTAAATTAGTAACACCTCCGCCACTGAATAAACTGGTAACACTTTTTAAAGCGTCTCCGCCACTGAATACGTTTTTAAGACTATCTAACCCTCCTGTTACTACATTTGACACATTGGCAGCAAAATTACCTGATGCAAATAACTCTTTGGTTGATCCTAAAAAAGTATTAACAGTATCAGTTACATTACTTACTACACCGTTAACATTATCAGTTATATTTTTCACTACCCCGGTAACGTTATCTGCTACGGTAGTTAATGCTGTATTTACAGAAGTTACCGCAGTATCGGCTGCATTTTTAATATAATTAACAGTATTTTCTACACCAGTGTTAAAACCTGCTAATATTACAGGGGCAGCCGCCTCACCAGATACGTTAGGACTTAATACTCCATTCTTTGTAAATTTGTCTAGTGTTCCTTTCATTCCAGTAACTATACCATCAACTATAATTGAAGGACTAGCATTTTTGTAGTCTTGTAAGTTATATATATTGTTTACACCTGTAAAAAATGGCCCACATGCTTGCTCTAATGTTTTACCACCTGCTACTAAGCTATCAATTAATTCAGCACATCCCGGTTTTAGAATTCCACAATCTTGTAGTTGTTTAGCACTTAAAGCACAGGGCCCAAATGCCGCTTGTGGACCATTTGCTGTTTGTACTATACCACCACCCAATTTAACTACGTCGGCAGCCTCGCTTTTATCTGCCCCATCTTTCATTGTTGCAATAATGCCATCTGTTAGTTCCTTAGTAACATTTTGACCAATTGCAGATGACTGTGGAACTGTAGATATAGCAGCCCTTGTTACTGGGTTTTTTGGTGCACCAGCATTGATAATTGCGCTTGTTAATGACTTTGATGGTGCACTTGGCAATGCTGCCGCGGCACTATTATTAACTTTAACATCTACTCCTTGATTTGCGTTAGCCCATGGCGCATGAGCTGGTGCTCTACTTACAATACTTAATAATTTACCCGGTGCCGCTAACCACCCTTTAGTAGCATCATTTAATGTATCTGTGTGTGCTGTTATTGGAATTGGTTTTACATCTTGAGGAACTAAACTTGATGATCCTGTATTTAAATTAATTTTACTACCGTTAATATACGTAATAACTTTACTATAAAAGAATGCATCACCTCCACTAGCAAAACTCATTTTACCATCTACTTTAGTTGTATATGTACCAGAAGCATACAAACTAAAGTTTGTTCCAACTTTTTGTGTGGTTTGTTTTTCACTGCTAAGTGCAATCGTGTCAGCACTCATGTTTAATGCTTTACCTGCGTTAATATTAATATTATTATCAGCATGTAAATTTAAATCACCTTGTGTTCTAATATTAACTGAATTGGTAGAATACATATCAATTGTACCTTCTTTACCCAATTCAACCCAACTTTGTCCGTTAGCATGAATAATATGTAGGCATTGTCCATCATCACTCATTAATATCTGATGTCCTAAACTAGTACGTATCCTTACTAATTGATCTTTACCTAAAATATCTCCATCATCCATGACCAGTGAATGTCCACCTCGTCTTGCAATAACTTTTAACCCTGCATTTTGTTTATCGGATATAGCCGCTTTAACAATAGTTTCGTCAGTAAATCCACCTTCATATATAGGACGTCCGGGTGTGCTTACTCCCCATCCAACACGACTTGGAGTTTCACGTTGTGATGTTGTACCAATTACACCTCTTATAGTATCCCTAATTAAACCCTGTTGTGCTAATACACTAGCAACATAACTATGTACTGGTTTTGCCTCATTTAAATAATTTGCACCATCAGCAATACCACTATTATTAGTGTTAATATTAACTACTGGTAATCTGGTTGCACCACCTAACGCTTGTGCCTCACCTTTATTAGCTATAATATTTTCGCTTCCGCCAATAGCAGGAACCATATGTAATGATTCAACTGGCGGAATAGCTCCAATATAAAAACCATAATCAGATTTACCATCAACAAATAAACATATAACTGTTGTACCTATATCAGGTGGGCTGTTCCATACACCATAACTGTTAGGGTTTTTTACATAATTTCCCCACCCAGTCTCTGCACTTGAAGGCGTAGTTACTCCATAGAAAGGAGACAGATAATTAACCGGGGTCCAATTTGTGCTTTTGTCTGGATCACCTGTACCTAATTCAGGTAAATATACAAATATCTTTCCACCTCGTTGTGGATCTATATTACTTTTAACAATACCAAGTGTTGGTAATGATCGTAATGCCGCACCTCCTGCATTGGGTAAACTTGATTTAAGCGGGCCTTTAAATTTAAAATAATCTTCTGCCATATATAGTCTCTAGTTATTAAACACTGCGGTTGTCCCTGGTGTCTTCTGGTAATTCTCTTCCATCATCCTGTGATACGGTTGCTACTTGTGTTGACTTAATTGTGTTAATAGTAGCTTCATCATCTGCTACAACTTTAGATACTATTACATTATTACTTTGCTGTCCTGCAGTATTTTCTGCCCTAGTTCCAGCACCATCAATAGGTGTACCAACCGTAGCACCACCGGTTGGCGATGTTTGATTAGTAGTAAGTATACTAGCTCTGGCATCAGGAAGTAAGGCTGCATTTGCTTGTTGTGCTATGGCTTCATCTACGCCGGCAAATTCATTATCAGGAGTATACCCAGTATTTCCAGTTGACGTGCCATTTGGATTCTGTGAATCAATTGTCCCGGCTTGGGTTGAAGAAACTCTAACATCTTTACTAGTAGTTGATGCTTTGGTAGATTTTTCTCTATTATTAGCATCAGCATCAGCAGTTGCATTAGGGAATGAATTAATTTGAGCTTTTAATTCTTGTACAAATTTACCTTTAGTAAAATTACTTTCTACACTATATAAAAGATAACTTACTCCTTTAACTTGTGCAGCCACACTCTTAGGGTAATCCCACATTAATACTTGAGAATTGATTGACAATAATCCATTTTCATTATTATAGTCTATTCCTTCTCTAAAATTTATTTCAAAAAATACTTGGCCACCGTTAGGATTAATAGTGTACCCATCTACGCCGTAAAATCGGTTGTATACTTCATTTAATGATCCCGGTGAGTCTTGCATTAAATAATCCGGATCACCCATAATATGTACTTTAACGTTAACATATGCGGTAGGATCAAATAAATTTGCTATTACTGAGTTTCTTGTTTCATTTCCTTTACCAATAGTTCCTGATGTAGATTCTCCTTGAGGGCGATTTGCAACCTGAGATGAATTTTCCTTACCATCTTGTGCTGTTTTGCTTTCTATGGGATCGTTTTGAACAACATAATATAGATTATTAAATACTTGTTCATATGATATAATTTCAGTATTTTTTCCAGTATACCAATATTCATATGATTTGTGTGGCCCATAATAATTATCTGTAGAATTAACATATGGACTTGTCAATGCTGGTGTAAGATATGGTTGAATAATATATGTTATTTGATAATCCCAATCAGATAATAATGTATTCCATCCTAAACATTTTACAATAGAACTTAAATTATACCATCTGAATTTTTTTGGTTTGTTGTTTTTTTCTTTGCCACTATTGATATCTCCGTCTAATGAAGTTTTTTGTAGGGAATTTACAGCATTATCCATATATTCGCTTTCCTTAATTATTTCACTAATAACTTGCATAATAGGTTTAGTGGCATCTAATGCAATAGATTTTAAGTTTAAATTAGGTGTACTTCTTACAGAAGCAGATTCATTTGACTGATTAGTAGATGTTATAGGCGCGCCGGATGCTCTGGTTTTATCTGAACCAGTGGTTACTAAACGTGCATTCTTAATATCATCTGCCGGTCCTATAAATTCTAATTTAAATACAGTTTTACTTTTACTTTGTTGCTGTTGTTCATTTAATATACTAATTAAACTTCTTGTTCCAGGCTTATCACCCTTTAATACATCAAATACTGTTTCACCAATAACAGTTGAGCTACTATTAACTAATGCACGTTTTGTACTATACGCTACAGAAGGTTGTAATGTTGCGGCAGTTATTTTATATGATGACGTTTTTCCATCTAATGTGAACTTCATATTAGTTATATATATGTCATAAAATCTTTCATATATGCCAGTAGTTTGACTAGTAGCACTATCGGGTTTTAATTCAGTACTATTATTAGATATCGGATTACCATTAACATCATATCCTTGAAATCTTACACCTAATACAAAAAACTGTTTTGTTGGATTAGTTAAAGCTCTGTAATTAGGCAATCGGCTTTTTGCTTGTAGGGCCTCTGATGCTATACGTAAGCGGGATATAAATGAGAAACCATACGGTTCATATACCATAAATGTCATTGATGTAACATTAGATGCAATTCCATTAGATTTACCGCCTGAAGCATGTGTAATTTTCAAATCATCAATATAATAATCTAATTCAAATCCAGGAGCACGTTTAGATGATGTATTATTAATTCCACCACTCTGTGCTATTAAATATGCCCCGCCTGAAGCTTCATTAGCAAGTACATTAATATTATTTCTGCCAGATATAACAAATGCTTCATATGCATCTGGAGTTATCATATACAAACTAAGCTGATAAGTATAACTAGAAAAATTGCTTAAAGGATTAGAAGTTCGTCTGCCAGGTTTCTCTTTAACAGGTCTCTTATCCTGAATAACTATTTCAGGTATACCATCCGATGGTTTATCAGTTGTAGCACCACCGTACAACGGGTTCCCATAGTCATCTTTTACATCACTGGCAATTTTTTTATCATAACTGTTATCTCCGTCGGCAGAACCAGTAAGAGTATTTGGATTAGGGGTATTGGCTGCCACTTTAAATTCCGCGGATTTGGCCGCAGCCGCTTCTTCCTCTTGTTTTATTATATAGTTTGCCTCTATTAATAATGCCTCTTTATTTTCACTTGGCATGCCCGTTTCAATAGCAAGATTAATAGCTATTAACGGGGTTGCCCCTCTACTAATATTTTTACCAGTACTGTCGTCTTTGACTACCCAAAGTCCAGTAGTTTCTTGCCTAGAAATAGAATACATTTATAGTCCCAATAATTGTTTTAGTAAATCTGATTTAGGCAAATATATACCCACTCCGGCTACAAAATCAAAGTAAGGATCTTTTAATCTATTTGGATTTCTACTAGCAAATACCCACCATAATCTACTATCAGCATACAAGTCAAATGCTAATAAGTCTGGACGATATTCATATACCAATGTGATTTGCCAATATATGTCTGATGGTTGTTTAAGTATTGGTCTGTCTACCATTACATCTAAAAATTTACCATTTACTACTCCCGTAGCATAGTATGGGCTTGTTGCTGGATAAAGTGTGTTATTTGCCATTACCAAATTCCTCCGCCATTGGGTCGTATACTACCTCGTAATAATTCACCAGTTGCATATTTCTTTAAACTAAAATTATTACTTATATCATTACGTGTAACTATTGGATATGCTGTTATAGTTATTTGCATTTTTGTAGGTACGTATGTAGGTTGTGTATTTGTTGCTTGCGTGTTCCATGCGGTTGGTGATGCAGTTGCGCCAGGATTTAATTCGTTTAATCTAACTTGTGATGCCGTAGTATCAGCATTCCTAGTACCATCATCGTAACCAGTTGAACTAACTCCAGCAAATAATGTTGGACTAGCTGCTCTTATATAGTCCACTTCATTAGGCAAATTATAATTAAATGAGGATATTACTAATGGATGGCTATCAAATTGAAAACCACCCATGCCGGATAGATAACATAAAGGTGGGGGTGTGCCTGGACTAGGATTTTGATCTTTTCCATAAAACATTTTAGTAACTGATCTAAAGAAATGTATCACAGCTAACATATAATTTGCTTCTTCATTATCCTGTGCGGTAAAATCACCTGTAATTACTAATTGATCCACTCCACTATTCTTATATTGATATACTTTATAATTACTATGTGTTAATTCTTGCGGGTCATAGTGGGCGGCATAAGTTACTTGAATATTAGGTGTATATGGAAAAATTACACCAAGTGTTTTTTGTAATGGTGCTAATATACCAGGATCATCGGCAGCATAAAGATATTTGGCACCAGGAGCTAAACTTAAACGAACACGCCAATCACCTTGTGTTTTTGCATTTTCTGCATCCTGTAGAGTTTTCTGTGACCTAGCAGTAATAACCGAGCCTTGTAAACCACGCATCCCACCGTATGACTCAATAATATCTTGTTCTGTTCTTCCAGTTGCTTCATCAAATCGTAGACCAGCTTGGTATCTTGCTTCCTCAAAAGGATCTGAGTTAGGATCAATATTAGCAGGATTAAATACAAGTTCATATTCAGGATTTGGACCTGTTTTTGCATTAATAGTAGCTGGTGCTGGATTTTGAATAGTGTTATCACCACTAGCAGGACTACCATCATCAAGAATATCATCTCGTCCAATAGATGCCGGGGCAGAATTTTCAATTGCAGATGGTCCAGTAGGCGCCGATGATTGCTGATAGTAGGCCAATCCCGGATCCGACATTGGAGTAATTGGTACACCGCTGGTTTCTCTTAGGTATGCTACTGCCTCAGGTGAGGCTTGTGTAGGATCTATCCTAGCAATAGCTACTTCAATCTGTCCGGCTTGATATTCTAGGTCTACTATCGGCCCACGTGCCTTTACTTCTTCGGCAAAGGCGTCATCTCTAGCTTTAAGCAACGGTAGAAGCTCGGCTTGCTGGCTTGCCCATTGAGCATTTATAGTTGCTACATTTTGTTGTAACTGTACATTGGTTGGATCTTTTGCAAGAGCATTCTGTGCGTTTATTTTTGCATTGAGGCTAATATGGCCAGGTGTGTTATAATAGGCAAACAACGCTTGTTGCGCTTGTTTAGTTTTTATTTCTGCAGCCTGAGCGGGCCCTCTAAGAGGTATAAGTTCAGCTTCTATTTTAGCTAGCTTAGCCTTTAATTCGTCAACTGTTGCCATAATATGTTATTATCCTTAGTTATATTTATCGTTAAATAAAAGTAGTATTTTTACCCTTTTCTCTAAAAAATTGTTGCTTTTCTGCAACTATTGTGTTACACTACACAAAACAACAAGGAAACTATGTCTCTATTACCCGCGCCACGCAAACCTGTAAACTATCTAAATAACAAAGATATTCTAAAAGAAATACACGAAAGTAAAAACGCATACTGTTGTTTTACTAAACCAGAATATCATCGCTATGACTTTATAGTAGATATGCCGCAAGCACAACTGGATGAGAGTCTAGCTTATGCTTTCAAACCCGAAACAATTCAAGTAGCAAAAGAAACACGGGCTCTACGTCTTAGTTTAGAACAAGGATCTAAAGATAGTGTTTCCCCTGATTCTATACCATTGACAGATTTAATATTTCGTGTAATGACTTGGGATCACGTTCCGGTAGCACCAAAACAACCTCGCAAAACAGTTAAAAAGAAAACAGCAAAAGATATCTTTGAGTTTGAAGAACCAAATCCAGATGAAATCTTTGCTGACCTAGAAGATAATACAACTAAAGCTGAAGTAGATGACATGGTTCATGTTAAAGTAAACTTTCCCCCATTCCAACACTATAAAATTGATGAGAACAATACATTCTATTGTGTGGGTAAAAGTCATTGGGAAGGTGATTTACCAACTGGTTCTTTTAATAAAGAACATGGTAAAATTACAAACAAACTTGCCCGTATGTATATTATGATGTGTGAAAAATACGCAATGAAATATAATTGGCGTGGGTATACTTACAATGACGAAATGCGTAACAGTGCTATCTTACAATTAACTTATGTTGGTTTACGATTCAATGAAGCTAAATCAGCTAACCCATTCGCTTACTATACAGCCGCTATAACAAATAGCTTCTGTCGTGTATTGAATACAGAAAAACGTAATCAAAACATACGTGATGATATCTTAGAGATTAACGGTCTTAACCCAAGTTGGAGCCGTCAAGGTTCTGGGTCAAGCAGTACAGTTTACGAAGAATAATTTGTCCAATGACATTGCTTTTGTAGTGCCACATCCTATATAATAAACACATGAGTAACCTTTTCAAAAAAGCGGCAGTAATGACAGACCTTCATATTGGTCTAAAATCAAATAGTATAGTTCACAATGAGGACTGTTTAAATTTTGTTAAGTGGTTTATATCAAAAGCAAAAGATGAAGGATGTGATACTGCAATTATATGCGGGGATTGGCATAATCACCGTGCGAGTATTAACATACATAGTCTCCATTACTCTATGCAATGTTTAGAATTATTAAATTCTAATTTTACTCAAGTATTCTTTTTAACAGGAAACCATGATTTATACTATAGAGAAAAACGTGACGTTCATAGTGTATTATGGGCAGGATATCTTCCAAATGTTCATGTTATTAATGATATTTTTACTGAGGGTGATGTGACTATTTGTCCATGGCTAGTGGGTGATGAAGCAAAACAAATTAAAAAATTAAAATCTAAATATATATTTGGGCATTTTGAGCTTCCCAATTTTTACATGAATGCACAAATATTAATGCCTGACCATGGTGATATTAATATGGATTCTTTTCCAAATACAGATTTAGTATTCAGTGGTCATTTCCATAAACGGCAAAGCAAAAAGAATGTGTGGTATATAGGTAACGCTTTCCCACATAACTATGCTGACGCAGGTGATGACGCACGTGGTATGATGGTACTTGAATGGGGTCAAGACCCGCAATTCTTTAGTTGGCCAAGACAACCCTTATATCGTGTATATAAACTAAGTGATGTATTAGAAAACCCTGAGGGCTTGCTATTAATTGATAGTCATGTTAGAGTACATCTTGACATTGATATTAGTTATGAAGAAGCTAACTTTATCAGAGAAACATTAATACCAGAACATAAACTAAGAGAAATGGCATTGATACCAATGAAAGCAGAACAAACAGAGATAGCTGGTTCAGATGGATTACGCTTTGAGTCGGTTGACCAAATCGTCATTGACCAAATTAATTCTATTGAATCAAATACTTTTGACAAAAAACTATTGTTGGACATTTATAATAACCTATGAGCATTACCCTTAAGAATATTACCCTTCGCAATTTCCTTTC